TCCATCTAAGATCCCGGCGTCTCGCATGCTCTCTCCACAGACTCGGAGCGCGAAGACGGGCTGACCGTGAGCGGGGCGTGTGAGGTTAACCCAGCCCTCGATGTTCTCCTGCGCGAAGATCGGGGCGCCCGCTGAGACACGCCCTACGATGGGCGCCCTCAGCTCATCTCGCTGCTGGCTCACCAAGGTGTTTGTGGGTCGCCAAGTCCGCGCCTGCCCCTCGATGTGCTCGAGGTAGCCCTTACGCTTGAGCGCGATGAGCCGCTCATGGGTCGTAGATTTCTTCACCCCCAAGGCGCGCGAGAGCTCCTCAACGGAGGGCGCGACGCCAGTCTCTCGCCAGGCCCTCTCGATGAGGTTGAGCGTGGCGCGCTGCTTATCTGTGAGCGCTCTGTGCATCCTCCACTCCCTTTGCCGCACTTGGGTTCATGGTTGAGCTCATGATGTAGCTTGAACCATCTATACCTGTCAACCGTAAGGGTGATCTTTTGTTCAGTAGTGATGGTTATGTTGCCCACCACACCGGTTAACGCTAGGGGAAACGCTCAGGGCAACACATGGTCAGTAAACAATGCTTATTAAAAACAAAGCCTTACACACATCAGATCGTGGGGCAACATGAGTGTGTGTAGGGCACGGGCTCAGGTCTGACATCTGCGGGCCGAGGTAGCCCCTTATCAGCTCGAGTCTGTCTTATATATATCTATAAAAATTAAGATGTTGACCCATATTAAGAGCGTTCGTAAGCAGTTGAAAAAAATGAGAAAAACGTTCAACACTCACCTGTTGACCCAATCATGGTGGCCATCTCTAAACACATGATCATGAAGGAGTTTGATGTGAACGCCTCTCACGTTGACCAGAGGAGAGTTGACGTTTCCCTCAAGAGCGAATCGCCGCTCATGGGGGCGCTCAAAGCTCGCTCAAAGTCCCACCGCTGTGTGGTTAAGGCTCTACCCCCCCATGGCAACCACGCCCTTACGGAGCAGACATGAACGTACACCGAGACTTCACAACTGATGAGCGCCGCATGCTCATCGCCCACATCATCGCTCGCCAGATCACAGCGCTCGCGCTGCGCGGGGTGATTAAGCCTAACGCCTCCCCCAGCGCGCCCCCTAACCCGTCCCAGGCTGCAGGTGAGCCGGCTCTACGCCCATAACCCGACCGAGGGCTCACCTGCACTATGGGAGCGCTATGCCAGGCTTCAAGAACAAGCACCTGTCCTACTCTCGCCTGTCTCGATTTGAGCAGTGCCCGCTGAGCTTTAAGCTCCACTACATCGACAAGCTCCGCGCGGAGCCCGGTGTCCCGCTCCGCTTTGGGAAGGCGGTTCACCACGCTTTAGAGCTGCTCATGAGAGAGCACATTGATGAGGAGCGGGAGGGCTCGCTCTCTGAGGAGCGGGCGACAGAGCTGTGGCGAGAGGCTTGGGCTGAGGCAGAGCTCTCGGGTGTGGACGTCTTTGAGGAGGGCCTCTCGCTCTTGCGCTCATACGTGCGCCGTCAGGGTCACGTCGATCACCGAGACGTCTTGGCCGTTGAGCAGCGCTTTGAGCTCTCAGTAGGGCCCTTTACTGTCTTGGGCTTCATCGACCGAGTAGATCGAATAGACGATGAGACGGTGGAGGTCATTGACTACAAGACCAACCGCCTCCTCTTCCGGCGCGACGAGGTAGACTCAAGCCTCCAGCTGTCGCTCTATCACCTCGCCGCTCAGCAGCTCTGGCCCTGGGCTAAGAGAGTCCGTCTCTCCTTTGATATGCTGCGACATGACCTCAAGGTGAGCACAGCGCGGAGCGAGGCGCAGCTCAGCGGCGCGCTTGCTTATGTGGAGACGATGGGGCGTATGACCGAGCAGGCCCGAGAGTTCCCCGCGCGCCTCAACAGCAGCTGTGTCTACTGCGATCATCGCCAGCGCTGTCCCGCCTTCGCGTCGGCCTTGAGAGGTGAGCGCAGCGCCGTCTGCACAGACCTCAGCGACCTTGAGAGCGTCGCCCGAGAGCGTGAGGAGGTGGCGCGGCTCAGCAAGGTGCTCAACACCCGAAAGCAAGAGCTTGAGGCGGTGCTCAAGGCCCACCTTAAGGCTCACGATGAGCTCACGCTCGCCGGGGTGCGCTACCGTATGTCAAGCGCCTGCTCCAAGTCTTATCCGCTCGCACCGACGCTCGCCCTGATCGCTCAAGCGACAGGCGATCAACCCGCTCAGCTGGCTGCTGAGCTCTCAAGCATAGACAACAGGTCACTCACCAAGCTCCTCAAGTCGCTCCCGGCCCGCATTGGTCAGGACCGCGTGACCTTGCTCAAGGCTGAGCTTGAGACGGTCGTTGAGCGGCGTCACTCACAGAGATTTTCAGCGAAGGAGGCGCTATGAGCGGCGCGAGGTCGAGACGAAAAGGCGCGCAGTGGGAGCGTGAGCTCGTGCGGCGGTTTCGAGAGGTGATGCCTGACGCTGATGTGAGGCGAGGCTTTCAAGCGCGCTCTGGCGAAGAGGCGGCTGACGTCGAATGTCCGGTGTTCTGGATAGAGGCTAAGCGTGGTAAGCGCCCCAACATTCGCGCCGCGCTCCGACAAGCCAACGAGGCCTCATCAGTGGGCCGAGTCCCGCTCGCGATCGTCAGAGATGACCGATCAGAGGCCACCGTCACCCTCGCCCTCGATGACTTCCTCGAGCTCGTCGAGGAGTGGTGGGCGCTCCGCCAACGCTGACCGATTGATCGATGAGCGAGCGAAAGCGAAGAGCACCTACGAGCCGCGCCAAGGGTCGACCGCCTAAGGGCGCGCCCCCCGCGCTCCCCTCCGAGGAGGTGGACCGGCTCTTAGTGTTTGGAGAGGTGGTGACCTGTGACGACGGAGCCTCCACGACGGTCCATTACCCGACCTACCGTGACCTCGCTGAGCGCTTTCAGGTCTCGACGACCCTCATCGCCAAGTACTCCAAAGACTTCAACTGCCTACGTCGCCGTAAGCAGGCGCAAGCGCGTGTACAGGCGAAGTCAGAGAAGAAGCTCATCGAGCTTCGCGCCACCGCGATCGCCTTATCGAAGGACGACGAGCTGAGGATCATCGATGGCTACCTCGCGGGCTTTGAGAAGGCGCTCGCCGAGGGTCGAGTGCGAATGGACAACCCCAGCGACTTTAACACCATGGTCAGGCTCAAAGAGTTTGTGCTGGGTGGCGCTGACTCACGACAAGAGCTTCACGCTTCGCTGTCGCTAGAGGACATTCAGGCGCGTCATCAGAGCATGATCCGGGTCGCGAGCGGCGCGAGTGAGGCTGTGCGTGGTGACGTGACACATGGGGTGATCGAGAGCGCGCCGCGCGTCATCGACGTGACCCCTGATCGAGCTCAGGATCAAGGCAGTGAGCCCCCAGCCCCCGCCCCTAAGGATGACGCTCAAGATTTGAACGTTCATTTAAATCTTCATTTACCGGCCAGCTCAGCCACCGATGAGGTGGATTGACGCATGGCCACTTTCATTCAAAAGCGGCTATCTACCCTCCGATCGGACTCACTTGGGCGACCAAATTACGCGGACTTATGCCCACTCGACCCCCAACAAATCCCGGCGTGGATGTCCGCTTTCCTCATCTTGGCCCAAGGGCCTGTAAAATCAAAGTTTCTAGACGTGCTCTGGGGTCGAAGTCACGCTGCCCAAGCAGCTCCCGAGAGGGGGGGGGCGGGTCCAATCTTCGAGCCGCCGGCGCGTTTACCGAGGGTCCCTGACCTCGATCTCGGCTGGGGCTCACATTGAAAAATGAACAGCCGCTTGAGCGCTGAGGTCTGAGCGTCTTGTACGGCGCTGTGAGCGTTGATTGAGGGCCCACTTTACCCAGGAGTTCATTTTATGCGTGAGAGTGATCGAGAGGCCCTTTGCGGTCCCCCAAACCTCCGCTCTACGCTCCCCCCCTGCTCAGCAGGTGATGTCATGGAGCGCGCGGATCAAGTCCTCATCGGTCGGGTGGGTGTAGATCGCCGTCGAGCTCATCGCCTTGTGCCTCGCGAAGCGCTGAGTGAGCCGAATGTCGCGGGTGGCCCGGTAGAGGTTGGTGCAGGCGGTGTGGCGCAGGGCGTGGAAGCTGAAGCTGCGGTCAAAGTCGGCGCGCTCCTGCCAACGCTTGAACGTGGTGCGCGCCTGGCGCGTCGAGAGGCGGTTCCCTTTAAGGCTAATAAAGAGTGGAGCCTCTGGGTCGAGGGCTTGCCCCGCCTGCCGCTTCCACTCATACAGCTTCTCAAGTTTCGCGCGGACGTTATCTGGCAAGATCACCTCTTGGCTCTCTGCGTCCGCGTTGCTGCGCTTAAATACCTTAAGCTGAACGCGCCGGCGCGCGCGACCTTGCTTAAAGACGTCCCCCACATTGAGTGCGAGGAGCTCATGCGCTCGCAGACCGGTCCCGAGGGCGAGGCTAAACAGGACGTGGTCACGGAGCCCATCTCTGTGGTGGGCGGTGACGTTCAGCAGGTCGCGTTGCTCCCGCTCCGAGAGGGTGCGGGGCGCGCGTGTAGTGCGGTGGGCGTAGTGGGGCATAGGCGCTCCTCGGCTCTTGGGGTCATGAGCTCCGTGAGCTCGGCTCTGTCATACACGCTCTACTCTGACCGCTGATCAAGTGCTTTTCTGATCAAATCTATTTACTTAGCTGCATTCTGGCCTTAAGGAGTGACGTGTATGTTAACCGTAGTGAAGAGGTCCCCTCGTGAGCTCGGGGATTGGCTCGCGACCGAGGCGGGCTTTATCTCGGGTTTATGCTCTTATGACAATGAGCCGATCGTCCTTGAGCCCTATCAGGTCGCCTTCCTCGAGAACCGCTCCCGTTTTCGGTGGGTCAGCAAGAGCCGACAGGTGGGGTACTCCTTCATCGTGGCCCTTGAGGCCTTGGCTCGCTGTCACCTGCGAGATGGGTACACGGCGGTGTTCGTGAGCTATAACCTCGACGACGCCAAGGAGAAGATCCTGCTCGCCCGTCAGGTCTATGAGGAGCTGCCTTTAAGCTACCAGAAGCGGCTCATCGTCGACTCAAAGACCGAGCTCGCCTTCGAGCCGATCGGCACAAGCGGGCGCGTCTCGCGTATCCTCTCGGTGCCCTCCAAGCCTCCGCGCGGTAAGAAGGGCGACATCGTCCTCGATGAGCTCGCGCACTACATCAACGACCGTCAGGTCTACACCGGCTCAACCGCGCTTATCCTGCGCTCGAGCGGTCAGCTCACTGGGTGTAGCACTCCACTCGGGCGACGCGGGATCTTTTGGGAGATCGCTACGGAGGAGCTGCGTAAGTATCCTCATCACACTCGCCAAGAGGTGCCGTGGTGGCTGTGTCGCTTCTTCTGCAAGGACATCGAGCGAGCCTCGCAGGAGGCGCCGCTGATGAGCAGCGAGGAGCGCGTGGCGCGCTTTGGGCGCCAGACGATCATTGAACAGTTTGACTCCCTCCCGCTCGATGACTTCCAGCAGGAGCTCGAGTGTCGCTTTGTGGATGAATCCTACAGCTTTTATCCCTATGACCTGATCCTCCCCTGCACCCGAGAGGACCTGAGGCTCTACGATGACTTCAGCGACCTGCCCTTCCCCGAGGGGCGCCTCGTCGCAGGCTTTGATGTTGGTCGGAGCCAAGACCGCTCCGAGCTAGCGTTGTTTGAGGAGGTGAAGGGTCGCTTCATCTGCCGGATGCTCCGCAGCTACGATCGTGTGCCCTTCGCAGAGCAGGAGGCCGACCTCAACCGTATGCTCAACACGCTCCCAGTAGCCCGCCTCTCCATCGACAAGACGGGGATCGGGATGAACCTCGCCGAGAACCTCAGCCGCGCCTTCCCCCAGGTGGTGGGCGAGGCCTTCACCAACGCGAGTAAGGAGCGCTGGTGTACCGACTTCAAGATCCTGCTCCAGCGCCGCGACGTTGATCTACCTCGTGACCGCGAGGTGGTCGCTCAGCTCCACAGCATCAAGCGCCGCTTCACCTCGTCAGGGAACGTGACCTTCGACGCTGAGCGCACCGGGAAGGGGCACGCCGACAAGTTCTGGGCGATCGCGCTCGCTTGTCAGCAGGAGCGGGCGCTGAGGCGCTGGGCCGGAGAGGTTGGGGCGCGTGTGATTGGGTGATCTTTTTAGTGATGAGCTGCGTTAAGTGATGAAAAGTGTAATATAACGCGCTTATTGACTTATGGCTAATTAGCTGATAAACGCAATAGGTAACACATAGCGTTACTTTTTGAGCTTAGGAGCTTAACGTGACTAACGCAGCTCACTATATCGAGGGCTTACAGATGAATGGGCAGCTCATCTTTACAATCGATGAGATCGTCCAAGCGCTCGGTAAGTCAATCACCGCGATCCACGCGCAGTTGCGAAGGCTCAAAGCAAAGGGGCACATCGCAATGCCTCAACGAGGCTTTTATGTCGTGCTCCCACCTAAATATCGACGGTTAGAGTGCCTGCCACCCGAGCAATTTATCCCTCAGCTCATGGACCACCTAAACGAGCCTTACTATGTGACTTTGTTGAGCGCCGCCGCTTATCACGGCGCCTCACACCAAGCCCCGATGGCGTTTCAGGTGATGAACAGACGCTCAAGACGCGACCTTGAGTGTGGTGGGGTCCAGGTCAACTTCTCCGCTCGTCAGAATATGGAGAGGACCTCAGTGACTGAGCGCGAGACGCCAACAGGTTTGCTCCGCGTCGCCTCAGCCGCCGCGACAGCTCTTGAGCTCGTCGGTTACCCGGAGCAGTGTGGCTTCCTCGATAACGTCGCGACCGTCTTATCTGAGCTCGCTGAGTCGATTAATGGCGACGCGCTCGTGTCTGAAGCGACGCGCGCGCCTACTGCTTGGGTTCAACGGCTCGGCTACTTATTGACGCTCGTCGAGCAAGAGGAGCTCGCGCTCCGTCTAGATGAGGTGCTCGCTAACCGTAAGCTTTTCACCGTCGCGCTCGCCTCATGGTTAGAGATCGAGGGGACACCCAGAGACTCAAGATGGCAGGTCGCGATCAACACCGAAGTGGATCCAGATATATGATACGAGAGCAGGCGATTGTTGAGTGGAGGCGAGAGGCGCCATGGACAGCAGACTGGATGGTAGAGCAAGACCTCGTGATCAGTCGAGCGCTCGTAGAGATTTACTCTGTACCAGCGCTCGCTGAGCGGCTCGCATTTCGAGGTGGTACAGCCCTTTATAAGCTCTATCTGCGTCCCGCAGCTCGTTACTCTGAGGACATTGATTTGGTTCAAATTAACCCTGAGGCGATCGGGGAGACCCTCACGCTCCTGCGCAACACTCTCGACCCATGGCTCGGAGAACCTCAGCGTAAGTTTAAGGAAGGGCGCGTTAATCTTGTGTATCGCTTTGAGTCAAGTGACTCGCCTCCGATGAGGCTAAGGTTAAAGATCGAGATCAACTCACGTGAGCATTTTAGTGAGCTAGGGCTCATTAAGGTGCCTTTTGAGGTTAATAGCCAGTGGTTTAGGGGACAATCAGATGTGACAAGTTTCTCTATTGATGAGCTTTTGGGAACAAAGCTGCGCGCGCTATACCAGCGCAAGAAGGGGCGTGACCTCTTTGATCTTTGGTATGCGTTGAAAGCCGAGAACGTGAACACCGAGGCCCTACTCACCTGCTTTAACCGATATATGGCGGAGGGGGGCCACTCAGTGACACGCGCTCAATTTGAAGCGAACCTATATGAGAAGTCAGGACGTAAAGACTTTCGTCAAGATATGGATATCTTACTCCGCCCAGGCCTGTCATGGGAGTTTGATCAAGCCTTTGAGCATGTGCTCACCGAGCTTGTCTCTAAGCTGCCTGGCGAGCCTTGGAGAGGGAACGAGATGTCAGACAAGTGAGACGCTCCTACTCAGCAGTAGGAGATTGTGATTAAAGCTGATGATCGGAGTCCTCCAACGCTTTTATGCTCAGCAAAGTGACGTCAGGCGCAGTCCCAGCCCCCCTCACTTTTAGCTCTACTCCGTTGACTGACCCCCACCCCGTCACCAATGGAGCCCGTACATGCCTCATCGTCGAGAGCTCAAGGTGTTCATTGTCTCTGATCAACACCCAACTCAAAGCCCCCAAGCCGGACCGAGCCTTAGCGTAGAGGCGAGCAGCCTGGAAGGTCTTCGCGCTGCGGCTCAAACGGCGCTTAGGGCTGCCGGATATATTCAAGAGCGAGCCTTATCCTTCACCCCCTCAGGCCTCGTCGCCTATGTCTGGGCGCGCTGATGAGCGGAGTCGAGGGCGCGGCGCGAGCGCATGAGCGGCTGCAGAGCGTCCTGAAGGCGGTGGTGGTAGGCCAAGACGTCGCTGACTCAGCGCGCCTAGAGGCGGAGGAGGCCGCGAGCGTCTTTCAGTCGGCGGGCGCGCTAGAGCCGCCTTATGACCCGACCGCTCTGTGCCTCTTGGTGGAGCACTCCAACGCCCTCCGACAGAACCTAGACGCCTATGCGGTCAACATCGACGGCTTCGGGCATCGCTTTGACCCTGCGATCGACTTTGAAGATGAAGACGCAGACGCGCGCGTCGCCGACACGATCTTCCTTGAGCGCTACGCGGCGCGGGAGCGTGGGGAGCTTGAGGAGGGCTTGACGCTTGAGGCCACCGATGAGGAGGTGAGCGCGCGAAAGCGGGCGCTCATGCACCTCGCGCGTGTTGAGCGAGCGCGGCTCCAGTCCTTCTTTGACTTCTGCTGTTTTGATCACTCCTTTGTCGACCTGCGCCGACGGACTCGACAGGACCTAGAGACGACTGGGAACGCCTTCTGGGAGGTCTTGCGCGACGGCCGAGGGGAGCTCGCGCGGCTCGTGTATGTGCCCTCACACACGGTGCGGTTGATGCCGATTGATCCAACGCCGGTTGAGGTCATAGACCGAGTCCAGGTCTCGCCTGTGTCCTTCGAGTCGATCCCAGCGCGTAGGCGGACGCGGCGCTTTGTGCAGGTGCACGGAGCTGATCGAGTGTACTTTAAGGCCTTTGGTGACCCTCGCGTGATCTCAAAACACACGGGCGAGGCTCATCAGTCCGCTGAGCAGCTGCGACGCACAGACAGTAACGACGCGCCCGCTACAGAGCTCTTGCACTTCGCGATCCACTCCCCACGTACGCCTTATGGTGTCCCGCGCTGGGTCGGCTCGCTCCTCGCGGTCTTAGGCTCTCGGCAGATGGAGGAGGTCAACTACCTCTACTTTGAGAACAAGAGCGTGCCACCGCTCGCTCTGCTCATCTCGGGAGGCCGGCTCTCAGAGTCCTCCGTGCCTCGCATCGAGCGCTTTATTGAGGAGAACCTGAAGGGTAAGAGCAACTTCCACAAGATCCTTATCCTCGAAGCGGAGGGGGGTGGGCAAGGCGACAGCCGCGCTAAGATCGAGCTGCGACCGCTCACTGAGGCTCAACAGCAAGACGCCCTCTTTCAGCTCTATGATGAGCGGAACATCGACAAGGTAGGCGGGGCCTTTCGCCTCCCTCGCCTGCTCCGTGGAGAGAGCAAAGACTTTAACCGCGCGACCGCTGAGTCCGCGTTGCGCTTCGCAGAGGATCAAGTGTTTCAGCCCGAGCGAGATGAGTTTGACTACCTCATCAACCGAAAGCTCCTCGCCGACATGGGGATCCGCTTTTGGCGCTTCCGCTCACAGACCCCAGTCACTCGCGACCCTGAGCGCATGACGGCGATGGTCGAGAAGCTGGTGCGTGTGGGCGTGCTCACCCCTGAGGAGGGGCGCGTCTTAGCGGGTGACATCTTCAACCGCGAGCTCCGCAAGATCGGAGATGATTGGACGAAGCGCCCCATCACCCTCACCTTGGCTGGTATCCAGACCGGTGTTCAGGACCTTCGATCTCAGGCAGAGAAGAGGGCAGAGGAGCCTCGCTCACTGTTGGGTGACGCGCGTCGCCTGCTCACGCTCCGCGAGGAGCTCAGCTCAGAGGAGTCGAGGCTCTCTCAGCGCCGAGCGCAGCTCGCGCGTCGCTACCTTGATGAGCAGACAGAGCGAGTGTTGGTGCCGCGCGATGAGTTTGAGTCCTGGCTTGATCGACCGAGGCGCGAGGGAGGTGACGATGAAGGCGAGTGAGCTGAACGAGGCGTGGGTGAGGCAAGCGCAACACGACGCGGAGCGTGGGGTGATTGAATGTCGGGTGTGTCGGCAGACGCGTGGGCTTGATGAGACCACTACGCTCTGGCGCAACGGCCTGCTCGTCTTCGCGCTCTGTGATCGATGCGTACAGCGGAGCGACCTGCTGATGAGGAGCACCGAGCGGGGGCTAGAGCTCCGCGCTCTGCAGCGTGGTTCGCTCATAGGGAGAGGCTGAGGTGTGTGGCTCATGTGCGCTTGAGCGGCTCACCGCTCTCTCTGAGGCGAGGGTGCTCGTTGAGGAGCTCACCGCGCCGCTCCTACATCAGCCGATCGCTAAAGCGATGCAGCTGGGGACAACCTCAGGCTTTGATCAAGCGGTGGTGGCGCTCGCGGCGGAGCTTCGTCGTCAATCGAGGGCTCCTGTGCGTGACGCGATCCGTGGCGCGGTGAGCGCGCTTGATGTGGAGTGGAGCCAGACCACAGCTGAGCAGCGTCGTCAGCTCGTCACCGCTGCGATGAGCGCTGCAGGTCGCTCAACGGCGCTGATTCCCGCACGTGTTCAGAGCATCCTTGGCCCGGCGGCAGACGAGGTCGTCTCTGCGACCCGAAGCCACGCGCGCAGGGCTCAAGGGGTAGCGATCAGCGCCGACTTTAACGCGCTCGACCGGCGCATCACCGCTCACATCACACGCGCTCAGGTCAACTTCGTCACTGATGAGCTGGGGCGACGTGTCGAGGCGTTTGGTGTCGAGGCGCGCCGCGTGGTCACTGAGGGCTTAGAGGTGGGCCTCGGTAGAGATGACATCTCTGCAGCGCTCCAGAGCGCCGCTCAAGGCACCCTCTCAGGTCGCTCTCCGTTCTATTGGGACATCATCGCCAGCTCATTTATCGGCAACGGCCGAAGCTACGCTCAGCTCAGCAGCTACGCCGAGGCAGGTGTCAGTCGCTATCTCATTGAGGCGGTGCTCGATGAGCAGACAACCGAAGCGTGTCGCTTTCTGCACGGGAAGGTCTTTGAGGTAGGCGACGCGCTCCGCCGCTTCGACGCGCTTGACCAACTTGAGCGACCTGAAGCGGTCAAGCGAGCTCAGCCTTGGGTGAGGGAGGGCGTTGACCCTACCAACGGAAACACAGTGCTCTATGTGGAGCGAGGTGGGGGGCGCGCTCCGCTGGTTGAGGTGACCCGCTCAGGGGTCGGTGTAGCCGATGACCGAGGCGAGCATCGCCGAGCGCTAAGCAACAAGGCGCTCATGGAGCTTGGTGTGGGGTTTCCTCCCTACCATGGGCTCTGCCGAACGACGACGGTGCCGGCGGTTTTAAGGAGCTGATTGCAGTTAGCTCTCATCGACCCCACGAAGGAGGCCCTCCACGAGGCGATACACCGTAGTCCCCCCGAGCGCGCGTGGCCAATCTGCACAGGGAGGGTGATCCCGACGCTTCGCTCGCTGCACTGCCGCCTCTACACGCTCTCGCGTGATATGTCGACCGTCGACCCCCTTATTATAATCAGGGAGGTACCTCTTTAGGCGCTCAGCGCAATTTTTTGAAGAGGCGACACCTGCGCCGTCTTCAAAGTGAAGCAAAAGCCAATACTCAAACTTGGGGTTACTCAGCGCGAAGCCATACTGATCACGCACCTGAGCCCAGGAGTGAAGCAGGGTGAGCTGCTCCTCTGTCCATTGGTCTTTATCAACGACGAGCCACGCCTCATCTGAGGACCTCAGTGACTCTCGGCGAAGCTGCTCCTTCATACGCTTGAGCACTTGAGGTGGGGAGCTGTCATGATTCCCCTTAAGGCAGTGGACCCTAATCACGGAGCGCTGGTCATTGAAGAGCGCGAAATATTGAGGCTCTGTCTTAAAGCCCTCTACCGCGATCAAAAACAGCTTACGATACCGCCGCTCTCCAAGTGGGCGGCGAAAGCTGCGCCTCTTAGAAGGCATCAGCTGATCTCCTCACGAGCGACACCGACGTAAAGCTCACTGAGCGCGCCACCAAGGCGGAGCCGAGGGACGCCGCCTAAGCGCCCTTGAAGGTAGCTCTTACGGATGTCTTTGTCGTAGCGCACGTCCTTAAACTCACTGAAGGAGCTTAAGCTTGAGCCACCCGCAGCGCCGCGCTCAATGACCCACATCTCATCACGACGCAGGAGCTCTTGATCGAGGAGCTGGGCGTCATGGGTCGTGAAGAGGAGCTGGCTCCTCGACTCGGTGGAGCAGCTCCCCAAGTACGCCTCGAGGAGCTGACGCGTGAGCATCGTGTGTAAGCTGCGGTCGATCTCATCAATCACATAAACACGCTTGGAGCGTTGAGCAGACAGGTCGAGGAGGGCGGGGAGCAGGTCGATGACCCGCTGAGAGCCATCGGACTCTTGGCGGAGGTCGAATTTAACCTCGGTGCCGTCCGCTTTAGTGTGATACGTCACAAGTTTTTGAGCGATGAGCGCCCCATCTCGTCGGGTCACCACAAAGCGCTCATGCATCGGCTCGGTCAACAGGCGGACGCTCATGCCCTCTCTAACCTCCTCTTGGAGGCTCTGCCTCAGCGTGTCGGGCAGCGGCAGGTTCTCGAAAGGTAGCTCCTCTATCCCAAGCTTGGTGATCCCTGTGTCGAGCAGCGGGAGGAGCTCGTTCATGGTTGAGTAGAGCTCATGGCGCTCATCAAAAAAGCGCTCGAAGGGCTCAAAACGCGAGTCTGGGGCGATGAGCGTGAGCGTGCTCTTGAACCAGTCATAGACAGGCCTAAAGTGATCCACTCGCTGAGAGACGGCGTTCGTTAAGAGCAGCACGTTGTCGCGCGTGCCCTGAAAAGCAAACTTGAGGAGCTGGTCTCTCGCGAGCGAGCGGTCGAAGTTCGGGGCGCCCTTACGCCGATCATAGAGCACCCGCTCACTAGAGCTCGTGATCTCCACGAGGCGCTCCTCAAGGACCTTGGCGCGGCTCACCGCGAAGCTAAAGTCATAGATCACCTCACCAATCAAGAGCTCAAAGCTGAACCGTGAGGGTTGATCGACAGACTGGCCGTCTAAACGAAAGGGCTCAACAGGGATCAGGTTGTCAGGTTGGGTCCCCTTCACGATGAACATCTTGGCGAAGCTCAGCGCCTTAAAGAGGTTCGTCTTACCTGACGCGTTCCCCCCATAGATCGCCGCGATTGGGAGCGCGCGGGTCTTATATTTACGGAGCTTTGTGACTCGGTCGCCGTGCTGGCGCTCCCTGCTCGCGATCATGGAGAACGTGACCGGCGCTCGAAAGGAGAGCCAGTTCTCAACTGAGAAGCTGATGATCATTTAAGCCCTTCCTGTCTTTTTTTCTGTTATAAGTCTAATTTTGTATCATATTAGACCACAAATTTAGAACTTAAAGAGATTTTATCTCATTAAGTGGTGTAAATTTTTAAGATCGCATCGTGGCTGCCTGATCACTCAAGCTCTCACCTCTGCTGTCCCACCCACCCCCCAAGCTAGCTCTACCCCCGTGAAGGCCTCTCAGCCTACACACTAAACACGGGAGCGAGCGTATGGCGCATGAGCAGAGCAGGACACCGACAGCGCGACAGGTCGCGCGCGCACTTCATGGAGTGAGCGACCGGCTCGGGGCGGTGGTGGATCAACTGAACCGGGCGGGTGATCAGCCCATCTCAGCAGGGCTCAACAAGGAGCTCACCGGGCTCTTGAACGTCATGCGGAGCGCGCTTGAGAGCGCTACGCCTACCACAAAGAGTGAGCTTGAAGAGGTGAGCGATGAGCAGTGGCCCCGTGATATGGCGGACACCTCGGGTGTAGCGCTGACCTGGGGGCGTGACCCGAAGGGGCTGCGTCATGTCTGAGCAGGCACAGGAGGCCCTGCAGAGGGCGCGTGAAATTTTAGAGAGCTGCTCCCCTGAGACAATAGAAAAGACGATCTGGGGGTCGCCAGCCGGCAAGAAGCGCCTCGCGCCGCGGCTCGCTAAGCTCCTCCCCCCGCACCGCGTGTACGTGGAGCCCTTCGCGGGCTCGGCGGCGGTGCTCTTTGAGAAGGAGGCCTCGGAGGTTGAGGTCATCAATGACGCTGACCCTGAGATCGCACAGGCCTTTCAGGTGATCCAGAAGCTCACCCCCGCCAAGCTCAATAAGCTCCGAGGGATGAAGTGGACTGGCGACCTCGCGACCTTCAAGGGGCTCATCGACGCTCAACCGCGCGGGGAGCTAGAGCGACTGCACCGCTTCCTTTATCTCACCCACTTCTCGTATGGGAAGCTGCGCGGCAAGAGCTTTAGTCCGAGCGGGCAGGGGATTGAGGCCAAGACCATAAGCAGGCTAGAGCAGCATGGCTCGCGGCTCGCTCAGGTCAAGGTCTACTCGGGAGACTATGAGCCGGTGGTCCGTAAGCATGATAGCGCAGACACCGTGTTCTTCCTCGACCCACCCTACCCCGGCTATAACGTGAACGTCGGGGAGTCGACCTTTGATGAGGAGCGCTTCTTTGAGGTGCTCAAGTCGCTTAAGGGTAAGTGGCTGATGACCTATGGGGTGCGCGGGAAGCTCCCTAAGCTGCTCAAGGACGCGGGCTACTTTATCAAGCGCGTCCGCACCCCGCGCACAATTGGGTCCATGCGTGGCGTCGGCGGCCCGAAGATGCTCACCCAGCTGCTCGTCGCCAACTACAAGTTTGTAGAGAAAGACCTTGAGTCTGCAGAGCTGCTCGAAGATCCGCCCATTGAGAAGGTCTGTGAGCTGATTAAGGGGGTGGACCCAAATGACGAGCGCTATGTGCTTGGCGTCGTCCTAGTCCCTGAGCAGGTGGACGCGCAGGGCGACATCTATTCACATGAGGAGGTGCGCCAAGCGGCCCACCGCTTTATGGAGGAGTTTGGTGGGCTCGGGCTCATGCATGAGCTGCGCGTCAATGATCAGGTGAAGGTGCTAGAGAGCTACGTGGCGCCTACCCCCTTCCAGGTCGGTGAGCTGAGCGTCGCTAAGGGGACGTGGCTGCTCGCGGTCCGCGTGCACTCTGATGAGCTCTGGGAGCGCGTGAAGCGAGGGGAGCTCACCGGGTTTTCGATTGGAGGCTCCGCGCGCCGCGTGCCTGAGCCCACCGCCGAGGAGGAGCGAGCATGAGTGAGCCCTTATCCCGAGCGCGACCGGTGAGCCGCCTCATCGACATTCAGGTCGAGGAGGTGTCCCTCGTGGATCGCGCCGCTAACCAGCGCCGATTTTTGATCGTGAAGAGGAGCGAGCCCGATATGGCTGAGCCGACACCTGAGACAAACAGTATAATCACAGGATTGATTAATAAAGATCATTTTGCTGAACCTGAAGCAGAGCCGAGCGCTGAGGCTGAACCTGATGGAGTATTTGACCTCGATTCTGGCCTAGATGATAGTGGTAATGATGCCCCTCAAGTAGATTTTTCAGAAGACTCAAAGGGCGCTCAAGTCGCCTCTACTGAGGGCTCGCACACCTCAGCTCAACAGCCCGAGCCGCTCCTGTCCACGGCGATCAACGCGCTTGAGGGCCTCGCGAGCGCTCTTGAGCAGATGATGAGCGTGAGCGGTGGAGTAGAGCTCACTCAAGGTCCCTCGGCAGACCTCGCTGAAGGTACATCTGAGAGGACTGCTGAGAACACTGCTGAGACCTCTGCTGAGACCTCTGCTGAGAACACTTCAGAGCGAGACGCAGAGCCGGAGACGCTCCCTGCGCAGCCAAGCCCACCGGAGCCCCCCGGTGAGCTCACGCGCTCTCTTGAGACGATCAACACCTCGCTGCGCGCCTTGGCTGAGATGGTCCGAGGCCAACAGCAGCGCCTCTCGCGCGTTGAGAAGCAGTTCGGGCTGCCTCACAGCGCCTCGAGCCCCGAGATGACACGCAAGGCCGCCCCCAGAGACGTGGGCTGGCCGATGGACCTGAATAACCCGATGGACCGGGAGAGCGTCGATAAGGCGATCTCCTTTCATGACCTGTAAGGAGCCCGCTGATGAGCTACATTGACAACCGCACCATCCTACAAAAAGCCGACCTCGCCCTCGCGGACCTCACCGCGGGCGGTGGCCTGCTCAAGCCCGCGCAAGCGCAGAAGTTTATGCGCCTGCTGATCAAAGACTCACCCCTCATGCGCTTGGCGACCGTAGTCCCGATGGCCTCGCCGAAGCAGCAGCTCTCGAAGATCAAGTTCGGGAGCCGCGTCCTGCGACCAGGGCAAGAGGCCACAGCGCTGGCGCTCGCGGACCGCGCGCGCCCTGACCTCTCGCAAGTGGAGCTCGACGCGAAGCTGTTCAAGGCTGAGGTCCGCCTCTCGGATGAGGTCTTGGAGGACAGCATCGAGCGGGGTGAGCTGCGCCAGACGATCATGGAGATGATGGCCGAGGCGATCAGCCGTGACATGGAGGAGGTGCTCATCAACGGCGACACGCTCTCCGCTGACCCCTTCTTGGCGGTCATGGACGGCGTGCTCAAGCAGGCCACGAGCAACGTAGTAGACGCCGCCGGCAACCCCATCTCTAAAGACCTGCTCCGCGACCTGCTCAAGACCGTCCCCTCAGAGCACCTGCGCGATAAACGCGCGATGCGCTTTATGACGAGCGTGGACGCTGACCTCGACTACCGCAACACCCTCGCCGAGCGCGCCACCACGGTGGGCGACCGGCTCCTGGAGGGTGACAGCCCTGTCCTCTACTCAGGCGTCCCGATTCAGTCGATCCCGCTGTTCCCTGAAGACTTAGGTGTGGGTAACGACCAGACTAATATCCTGCTCTGCAACCCTAAGAACATCCACGTCGGCATCTGGCGCAACATCCGCGTCGAGTCAGCGCGTGACATCTCGGAGGGGACGCTGAAGATCGTGGCCACGATCCGCTTTGACGTGAAGTTCGCTGAGGAGCCGGGGGTGGCCAAGGCCATCAACGTGCAGCTCTAAGGAGAGTGAGACATGGCTAAGAATGACACCCTCCTCGTGAGGCTCAAACCATATGACCCGAGGCGGGGCTTTGTGCTTCGGCGCTACACCTACGCTGGCATCAAGTTCCATGAGGAGCGAGGCTGGTATCGGGTAGACCGACACGTCGGTGATTATCTGCGCGCGGTGCGTCAGGTCTTGGGAGACGAGCACGCCCCGCTCGCTTTTGATGTGCACACCGAAGCTGAGGCTGAGGCGATCGACGCCGAGGAGTCACAGGCGACCGCGCGCAAGAGCGCGACTCACCCTGTGAACGCGACCGCAAGCGTGACCACCGCTGACCTTAAGGGCGATGAGTCAGAGGCGCCGTCAGAGGATGACGGCTCAGCTCAAGCCGCTCAGAGCAAGACCTCCCCTTCAACCACCAAGCGCCGCGCTCGCAGCAAGTAGGCCCCGCCTTGTATCTCACCGTCGCTGAGCTCCGCGCCGAGGGGGTCACTGAGGCGCAAGCAGATGACGAGCGCGCTGAAGCCTTAATCGAGGCCGCGAGCGCCGAGCTGGATCAGCTCACGGGGTGGTTCTTTGAACCTCGAGCCTTGACGCTGACCCTGAGCGGCCGAGGGACACGCTCATTGGAGCTCCCAGCGCCGCTCATCCAGCTTGAGCGTGTCGTCGTCGATGACGCTGAGCTTCATCACACAGACTTGTTCATCGTAGGCGCCCCGGTCCTGCCTGGCTTTGATGGGGCTCGCCTCAGCCGACGTAGCGGGCGCTTCACACGAGGCATAGGTAACGTAGTTGTTGAGGGTCGATTTGGCTACACCGAGCCTGACGGGAGCGCTGAGGGGCAGACCCCTCTGATGATCCGCCGCGCCTGTGCCCTGCTCGTGCTCCGCTACCTATACCCGCTCGCAGATGACCGAGGCTTTGACGTGAGGAACCGCTGGCGCGTCCTTGAGGAGCGCACCCGCGACCAGAGCTATAAGCTCGATCGGGTCGGGGGGAGCGTAGGGCCAACGGGTGACCCTGAGCTCGACTCAATCATCGCCCGCTACCGCCGACCACCGCCCATGGGGGCTTGCTGATGCGTGGTCGCCTCATCTTCCCCTTCCTCGCTGAGCTGTGCCGTCTCAGCGCTGAGGAGGACAGCTATGATCATGACTTTAAGGAGCCCGCGTTGGGGGCTACGTCGCCTCGAGTAGAGCTCGCGGCGGTGCGCGTCCCCTGCCAGGTGGAGCCGAGGGTCTTTGAGGACCTGCGCATGTTAGCGAGCGGAAACGCGCCGCGCTCGGAGCTGAGCCTCGTGCTTCACTTTCGGGACCTTGAGCGGCTTGGGCTCGTCGACTTGAACACCGGGGAGGCCTTGATCCGTCCCAACGACCGACTCGCGGGGCTCTATGACCTTGAAGGGCGGCTCGTGCAGCGCATCCGAACCCCACCTGGGCTCTACGTGACCCAGGCGCAGCCGCGAGGCTTTGGGATGAGCCGGAGCCGACCTCTTCGCAACCTGCTGCTCGTGACCTTTGAGGCGCGGCAGCTCGCACCAACGAGGGTCACATGACACACATCACCAAGCGCGAGCTCCTACCGAGCAGGGCGCGGAGCTCTTTGTTTCCCCCCCTGTTTACCTCTCTGTGCATACTGCTCAGCGCCTGTGGGCCTCGCGCCTTGTGTACACCTCAACAGACCCGCTGCGTTGGGAGCTTTGTCGAGGTCTGTGACGCAGACGGCCGCTGGCGCTCTACTGAGGACTGCGCCGCGGTCATCACTGAAGGGTCAGGGCCTTGGGAGGGGGCTTGGAAGTGCTGCTCAGTCCCCGCAGATGAGCTCGGCCCTGAGGGGCACAGCTGTGTCCCCCCTGAGCTGACTTGCGACGGCGGAGGTGTGCGATGAGCTCACAGAAACCCTCTACTTTTGAGTCCCCTCTTCCTTCTTCACAGCGCTCCTCAAAGCGCTCCTCTCTAACCTCTCAGCCTCAGCGCCCTGCGCCAGTTACGTCTGAGCAGGTCAAAGCCTTCTGGGAGGCGATGCAGGCCCGCTATGGCACGCAGACCGTCGATAAGCCAAGCGCCCCCGAGATGCGGCTGCTCGCTTACGTGCTCGCTCGGATGGGGGTGACAGACCGTGAGACCTTCTTAGAGCTCGAGTCGACGACGATTGGGCGGAGGATCTATCTACCCTTCACCCCCGGGATCGCGACGCCACAGCACAGCCTGTGGAGCCAGATCGTCACCTGTGTTCGCGAACATCAACATGTTGAGCAACGTGACCGAGAGGGCGCCTGGCGCTTTACGGCGCGCTACCTCGGCGATCGAGCGGCGCGCGCGCTCTACAAGGCAGACGCGTACACCTGCGAGCTTGAGCTTCACTATTGGCGCACAGGCGCGCTGCTCAAGCCTCGGGCGCTCGCTGAGCGCCTCAAGGGGCATGGGCTCCGAGACGCAGACCTCAACGTGGCCGAGGCAGCGCTGATCGCGGCGGCGCGCACGGTGAGGGCGGGTGGGGTGATCACCTCTGCGACGAAGGTGGCGCTCACTTGGCTCCGTAAGCACGCCCCTGAGCTGGGATTCAAGCATACACAGGGAGGTGAGACGTGAGCTCAGCCATGATGAGTGGGGACTGGAGGCGCGCCCGCGCCCTCCTCGCCTCGGGCCCTGCCCAGCTCAAGTCCGCCGTGGCGCTGTCGCTCCGACAAGAGGCGGAGGCGCTGCGCCGTGAGGTGGTGCGAGGCCTAACCCGACAAGCGCCCGGTGGGAGCGCGCTCAAGCCTCCGGCTGAGACGACGCTCGCCGCGCGTCGGCTCAAGGGCTTCGGTGGGAGCAAGTCTTTGATGGTGCGGGGTGACCTGCGCAACAGCGTCATCGTGAAGCTCAGAGGAGACGAGGCTTTTGTGGGGATCCCGCGCGCCGCTCGCGCTCAAGACGGGCAGAGCCTCATCAAGATCGCGGAGGTCCAAGAGTTTGGCTCCGCGCCCATCATCATCCCCTTAACCGACGCTATGCGCCGCTTCGTCTTCGCGGTGCTCCGCGAGGCAGGTGAGCCTGTCGGGTCAGGAGGAGATGGGGACGGTGGAGGTGGGCTCGTCGTGGTTCAGGTCCCCGCGCGCCCCTTCCTGCGGCCCGCCTTTGAGGCCTTTAAAGCCGGCGCCCAAAAGCGCCTCTTAGCCCGCGTTGCCTCGGCGATGAGCATAGGAGGTGTCTAATGCCTACACCGATCATCCACGCGATCACCCCTAGCGTTGGCCCCACGAGCGGTGGTGACCTCGCCCGGCTGGTGGGGCTCCACTTCGCCCCTCAGGTCACCGTCCGCTTTGGTGAGCGTGAGGCAGAGGTCCTCGCGATCTGGAGTGAGGAGCTCGACGGGCAGACCCAGTGGGTGATTGACGTCCGCACCCCCGCTCACCCCGCGGGGCTCGTCACGGTGAGCGTTGAGAACCTTGATGACGCAGCCACACCTGTGCCCGACGAGCTTGGGCCCTTAGCGGACGCTTACCTCTTTGAGCGCAGCTCAGTGATCGAGGAGGCCTCGGTCACTCGCCTCATCCGCGCGCTGTTACAGGAGCTCAAGGTGCAGGTCATCGAGAACACCAACATGACCGTCGCGCTTGACTACGACGCCACCCTCGACGACGCGAGCGCCATCCCGAGCCTCGCCGAGCTGCCCGCCTTGATCCTCTCGGGGCCTACGGTGCGCCTGAACCGTTTTTACGCGAACAACGTCCCTCACGAGCGAGTGATCCTCGGCTCAAGTGGCCCTGAGCTGCTGCGTTACCGGCCCGCCCTCACCGCCGACCTGAGCTTTAGGCTCACCGGCGCCTCGACCTTCACCGCTGAGCTCCTTAACCTGATGGGCTCGCTGTCCTCCTTCCTCAACCGAAACCACTGGATCAGCCTAGCGCGCGACCCTGATCAACCCGAGCTCGGGAGCGTGCGTTGGGAGCTCGACATGGAGGGGGAGCTGCGGACCAACCTCTATGGGCGAGATGACCTCCGCGTCTTCACCTGCGGGCTGGTCGTGCGCGGCTTCGATCTCGATGAGGGGCTCCCTATGGATTGGGGTAAGGCGGTCACCGAGGCTCCTGAGCTTCAGACCTTGAGTCATGGGAGCGCGCCATGAGCGTCACTTTAATCAACCGAACGCGCCGCTGCCTCACCTTCAACCTGCCCCATAACAGCGTGTGCGCTGAGGGCGAGTGCCTGTGCTCAGCTCCACATCTCACACACGCTCAAGCTCATGAAAGCCTACGCCTAGCGCGCTCCCTCACGCTCCTCGCCGGCCAAGCGCTCACCGCTCAGCCAAGCGCGGTCTTAAAGGCCCCCGAGGTGCAGCGCGCCATCAAGCGAGGCGCGCTCTTAGTGGAGCCTGAGGAGAGCGAAGTCGATGAACCTGAGCGAAAGGGGGCTGAGGTCAGTGCGCCTGAGCCTCAATCGAGAGCAAGGCGAAAAACGACAGCTCAAAAGAAAACGACAGCTCAAAAGACAAGCAAGGCGACCACTCAACCTAAAAGAAAAACCGCCAGCACAAGCACAAAGAAAGCCAAGGCTAGCCCCTCAAGTAAGGCCCAGGCTAAGCCCACCCGTCCCACCACCCAAGAGCGAGGAGAGAGCTCATGAGCGCTCAGCTTCTGTCATCCAAGGTCGTCGTCGTCGAGGAGGAGCCGAGCGTCCGCGGCGTCCCGACGCTCCCCACCTCCACCACCGGCGCGGTGGGCGTCACCGAGCGAGGCCCAATCGGTCAGCCCACCCTCTGCACATCCTTTGAGGAGTATGAGGCGCGCTTTGGAGGCTTCACCGCTAACTCCGATCTCGCGCTCGCCGCCATGGGCTTCTTTGAGAACGGCGGCAGCCAGCTCTGGGTCGTGCGCACTGTCCACTACGCCGACGTCACCGACCCGAGCAGCCAGAGCGCTCTGCGAGCCACCGCCTCGCTCACCGCCAACGCGGGCGCCGACCTCGCGCTCACTGTCGAGGGTAAAAGCTACGGCGCCTACGCTAACCGCCTTGAGGTCGAGATCCGCTCGCCCACAAACGGGGAGGCGGGCTCCTTTGACCTCGCGGTGATCGAGGACGGCGTCTATCGAGAGCGTTTCTCTAACGTGAGCCTCACCCCAGACCATCCTCGCTTTGTAGAGAGCCTCATCAACGACGAGCGGAGCGGCTCCTCGCTCATCCGAGTGAGCGCGCTCTCGCTCATGGGAGCTCCTCAGCTCGATCTTCAGACCACAGCCCTGATGGGCGGAGATGATGGGCTCGTCGGCCTCGATGACAATGACTTCATCGGCTCTGAGGTCAGCAAGACCGGCCTGCGCGCCCTTGATGTCGTTCAAGACCTGAGCCTGCTCATTATCCCTGGGCGCGCCACCGCCGCCACCCACAACGCCATGGTGAGCTACTGTGAGCAGGTCCGAGAGGGGCTCTGCTTCGCCATCCTCGACCCGCCCGCTCAGCAGCGCGCTACCGACATCATCGACTACGTGAGCAACGTCGCCGCGCTTGGTGAGCTGAGCGAGCACGCCGCGATCTATTGGCCTCGCGTCAAGGTGCTCAACCCCTCCAAGAGCGTGTTTGGCGCGCAGCGCCAGCTCCACGTCGCCCCCTCTGGGATCATCGCGGGGGTCTACGCGCGCGCCGACAGCGCCCGACCCGGCGGGGTCTATGACCCGCCCGCCGGTGTAGATCAGGGGCGCCTCTTTGGTGTCTTAGGCTTCGAGAGCGACGAGGTCCTCGAGGAGCGCAAGCGTGACCTCGTGTACCCCAAGCGGATCAACCCGCTCACCACCGGCCCAGGCCTCCCGCGTTATATCGATGGCTCTCGCACCCTAAAGGGTGGGGGTAGCTTCCCGTACATCGCCGAGCGACGCGGCGTGAGCTTCATCGAGCGCTCGCTCAAACAGGCGCTCCAGTTCGCTCGCCACAAGAACAACACCGAGGGGCTCCGCGCGCAGGTGCGTCGAACGATCACCTCGTTCTTGCTCACTCAGATGAACAATGGGGCTTTCCGCAGCCGCGACCCAGACAAGGCGTTCTTCGTAGACGTGTCCGACGCGCTCAACACCTCCACCGTGATCTTCGCCGGTAAGCTCATCGCCCGCGTCGGGCTCGCCACCAACAAGCCCGCTGAGTTCATCATCCTCCGCATCAGTCAAGACACCCGCGCCCTCGAGGCTGAGCTCGCCGGCAGCGGCGCTTAACGGTCTTTAAGGAGTCACACCATGGCCATCATTGGTAATCCACGTAGCTTTCACAAGAAGTTCAAGTTCATCGTTGAGATCGACGACGTCGGTCACGCCGGTTTTCAAAAGTGTAGCGAGCTCTCTGTCGAGGTCGCCAACGTCCAATACTTCGAGGGCGGCTCCCTGATCCCCAACAAGAGCCCCGGCCGTATGACCTTCGCCGACGTGACGCTCGAGCGCGGCGCGACCCAAGATCGCGATTTATACGATTGGTTCCTCGACGTCGCCGTGACCTCCAGCGGTCTCGGGCTCCCCGACGTGAGCTATAAGCGCAACCTCGACATCGTTCAGCAGGAGCGCGACGGGACGACGTTACGGCGCTGGTCACTGTCTCGCGCTTGGCCGGTGAAGTTCGTGGCGGGTGACTGGGATAACGAGAGCGATGAGAACGTCATTGAGTCGGTGACTTTGACATATGACTTCTTTGAGATGGTGGGGTGATGCCTTGCTGTAGAGCTCTTGTTGGGCTCTTTTTATAAGGCGGCTGTTTACTAAATGAACACCCTGAACAGTCGCTGTTCATAATCTGACCATCTTAGGAAATCTGTAAAAACAAATTAGTTCAGCCAAATCAATCGCTTAAAGGCTATGCATATCATTGGCATAGTTCTCGCTCTAACCCTCTCGACCCTTACCCTCAAGGAGCGAGAGATGTCGAGGCTACGTTTTCAACCTGCTGAGTGGACGACTCATTTTGTGACCCAAAGGAACCTAATGGGCTACCTGCTCATGAGGCCTACGCGTCGAACTAACCTGATCATCGCGGGGTGTTTAGCGTACTCATTAGAGCGCTTCGGAGGGCTGATTAAGCTTCACGCGTATGTGTTTTTGAGCAACCATTACCATCTCATCTTGAGCGCGAAGAGCCAACGTGACCTATCGGCGTTCATGGCTCACTTTAACGGTTGTTTAGGCAAGGAGCTTGGGGTGATTCATGACCTTCATGGGAAGCTCTGGCATAAGCGGTATCGGAGCAGCCCTATCCTTGATGAGGGCGCTCTGGAAGACCGCTACCGGTATCTGCTCGCTCACTCGGTGAAGGAGGACCTAGTGAAGCACCCGAGTGAGTGGCCAGGGCTTCATGCCTATAAGCAGCTGTGTATGGGTGAAGCTGTGGAGGGCATCTGGGTCGATCGAACGTCGCTCTATCACGCTCGTCAGCGAGTTAAGCCCGGTGAGTCGAAGCCTCAAGAGGCTGAGTTTACGATTCGATTACGACTTGAGCTCGCTGGGCCTCCTTTTATGTGGGCTGAGCTATCAGATGAGGACTATCGGGAGCGCTGTGAGTGGCTTACGCGTGAGGTGGTAGAGGAGCATCGAGCCCGTAGGGAGGTCGAGAGGAAGGGGGTTTTAGGGGTGAAGCGTGTCTTGACTCAGCCGATCTTTGAGCGGCGCTTTACGAAGCGGACGCCTTGCCCGCTGTGTCATACGCGCGTGCTTGAGTTAATGAGGGAGTTCAAGACGGCTTATTGGGCTTTCGTCGCCCAGTTTAAGGAGGCCTCTCATGAGCTCCGCGTAGCCTTAGCATGTGGGAACGTGGCGCCAGCGGTGAGCTTCCCTGAGGGTGGTGTGCCTCTGTTTGGGGGTGGGTGACGCACCCAGTATCTGTCTCGTTGTTGATCCTTCAGAGCTTGCTCTGCACCGTTGTTCCCAGGCCGTTTGGCTCCCACTGATAATGTTAGCTCGGATTTCGATTTAATCCCTCGTCGATTTGGTGAGTGGAGTGGGGGAGATGCGTCTAGACTGAGGCCGTAGTCTGGATGATCAAAGTGTGACCTGATAAAAGGCTGCCTCTTTGTTTGTCTGGATGATCAAAGTGTGACCTGATAAAAGGCTGCCTCTTTGTTAAGCCTCTTTGTTAGGATGATGATCAAAGTGGACCGATAAAGGCCCAGATAAAAGGCTGCCTCTTTGTTTATAAAAGGCTGCCTCTTTGTTTGATTGAGTCGGTGACTTTGACATATGACTTCTTTGAGATGGTGGGGTGAGGTTATGCTGATTAAGTAAGCTCACAATTTCATAATGGAGCGCATGTATCATAGGCAGTATTTGCTGATAAGCTAACCTTAAGGCTCTGAAGGGTTAATTGTCTATGACCCGTAGGCCCTTGTCCGTAAGTTTCATAAATACGACCATTGCCTACTGATATTGAACCACCTGTTAGATGATCCAAACTCACAGCATTTATTGGATTCTTGTGAGCCACAAGGTCAGGTAGAGGAGTTGATCCAACCCCACCAAACTCAGATGGCTTTAATACCGCAACAATCTTTGTTTTACGCAGATAAGGCCACCCAGCAAACGCGGTCACTGTATTCGGGTGACTTTGCCCGAATACTTGTTGGAAGGTGCTGACCTGATTGTCTGCGAACTCTAAAACATGAGTCACGATTCGAATTGATTTGAATACTTGTTGAAATATAACAACCAAGTCACCTTTTGCAGGATATCCGAAATGCCCACATTGATTTTGATGACCAGTTGGCAAAACTGTTCCATTAACTCCGAATTGATTGCTAGATAGGTAAAGTTCTTGCCCAATATTTGTACGGTTTGCGGATGCATTCCAAGTCACATGATCATGAGGTGCGGCATGATGATAGTAGGCGACTTGATTAAAGCCGCCCTTATGATTGTTAAGTTTAAAGAATAATTTCATTGCAAAGATCTTTTGTGAGTAAGATTCAGTTCCGTAGAGCTGTTAGTTCAAATCGAACAGGTTGGCATTCGATGAAGGGAGGGTGTTAAACTTATTATTTCAAAACATGTTAGGAAGTGAGTTCAAAAGCTAGTTTCAATATGCAAAAACTTAGTGTCTCCCTGGAGTTCTTGCATAAAGATGGAGTGTGTTGATCAGTCCCTTGTTGGTTAGTTTATTGATTCATTGTTGGGGATGATTGAGAGCAGACACCGCGGAATAATTCCAATAATCCTCTTTTACGTTATCAACTAGTAAACAAGGGTATAGTTGTCAGCAGTGTAAGTGCTAGATCGCGACCAACAGGTCGTACCATTTTTTGAAAGTGATAAAGCACATACACCGTTGCTTCCCAATACTTGTGGAATTATATCAGAAAAACGGGCTCCCGATGGAGGTTGTCTCGTTGTATCAGTGGACTGAATAAGTCCATCGCGAGTAAGTCCATATAAATCACTGTTAACCTTGACTAATTTCAAAATGTTACCCCAAGCATAATTACTTCCATCAGTACAAGATACCGAGGCCTCGTCAACGACTCCACAAGCAACATTTGGTGTCGCATTAATCTCCTCAATAGCTATACTTTTGTAGTAAGATTGAACAGACGAAGTGATTAGTATAGTGTTATATTTCCAGCATTGAATCTGTTTATTTTCTCTTTGGGCACATATTAATGCAGATCTAGCATAGTTATTAAATATATTTTTAAACAAGCCTGAAGCGACTGAGATTATTGAATTGGAGCTATTTTTACACTCAATAGAGTTATCTTCTTTGAGTCCGCATACTAAATTATTGTTTCCTGAAATCTGCTTATAGCCAACTCCAAACTGAAACATTGATAAATCATTCTTATAACAAACTATTTTTCCCTCATCGGTTAGACCGCAACAATCAGAACTTCTCGTTGTTATATCAATTACACGTTCTTCATCGTATGTCGCGACGCCAGTCTGAGTCCTGTAGATCATTAATCCACGACTCGTCAAAATACACATCTTCTCACCATAGGGACTAATTATCAAATCATTATTGGTGAGCCAGTAATCATAGTTGGAAGATATTAGCTCATCTGAATAAAAAGCCCGATATTCATTAAAAGCAACTACGTAAGGTGAGATATTGGCACTGTCAACTCGCCCTTTTACAATTAAATCCCCATCCACCTCCAAGTCATTCCCCACAAACAATGACCCATCCTGATACCCTTCATTCACATTAAGCGCCCAGCTCATCAGCTTCCCCGTATCCCCATCAGCCCCATCGACCACCTGCAAACTCCAAATCCCGTTCGCCTCCTCACCATGAAAGTCCTCCATGGACCCTGAGGCCACCAAGCGCTGACGAGGATAGTTCAAGCTCAAGTCCGCACCACCAACGGTGCCGTCATGCACAACGACTGAAGTCCCAGACGGAGCGGTCAACGTCACGGTCAGCTGACTCACATCAGGGTGACTCACCACCACATCAAGCGAGAGGCGCTCGATCACGAGGCCGGGGGCGTTAAAGAAAATCACACCGGTGATCCCTGTGGGGTTATTGTCAGGCACATCAATGGGAGACTCATTACTCTGAGCGCGAGTACCGGCGACCACGGAGCCGAGGTTAAGCTCTGCGCGCCCATCGTGTGTCGTGACATTGAGCCCGCCATCACCCGCGGGCCCTTGCTCACCTTGAGGACCTTGTGGACCCTCAGGCCCCTGCTCGCCTTGAACACCCTGCTCCCCTTGAGGACCGGCGGGGCCAACCGCACCAGCAGGACCTACAGCACCAGCGGGGCCCGCTACACCTTGAGCGCCCTGATCACCTTGATCACCCTTAGGTCCTGCAGGCCCCTGCTCACCTTGAGCGCCCTTAAGCTGATCAGGGACCCCATCAGCATCGAGGTCAACAGGCTTATCAGCGCCATCGGCGGGATCAGTCCCGACCATCGCCTCGACCCAATCGGCGAAGCCATCACTGTCTGAGTCAGTCTGGAGGTTCACAGCCTCACCTTGAGGACCCTGCTCACCTTGAACCCCTTGCTCACCCTGTAAACCCTGCTCACCTTGAACCCCTTGCTCACCTTGAGGCCCTGGAGGCCCTACAACATGACCGGCGTTGAGCGTGGTGCTGTCAGAGAGCGCGAGGACGAGCTCACCTGAGGCGTTGACGCTAGCGCCTGACACGCTCACCCCATCAGCGCCGGGTGTGCCTTGTGGACCTGCAGGGCCCACGTCGCCTTGAGGACCTGCCTCGCCTTGAGCGCCCGCAGGACCTTGAGCGCCTTGAGGACCCGCTGGACCCGCTTCACCTTGTAGACCTTGGACGCCTTGCTGACCTGCAGGCCCCTGAGCGCCTTGTGGGCCTTGAGGCCCGATCACAGAGCCCGCGTTGATCTCGGTGCTGTCCGTCATCGTGAGGAGAAGCTCCCCGCCCGCAGTCACTGCTGCGGCGTTGACACCGACGCCCGCTTCACCCTGCAACCCACGAAGACCGCGAGGTCCGGTCGCACCTTGAGGGCCTACGAGCGTATCGGCTACGAAGTCGCCGTTCGCGTCAGGAGGCGTGTCGAGCGCGGTGTCAGGTGCGTAGCCGAGCATCGCCTCGACCCAATCAGCGAAGCCGTCACCATCTGTATCGAGGTTGAGATCAATCGACTCGCCTGCGGGGCCTTGTGGCCCTGCAACACCTTGCTCGCCTTGATCACCTTTAAGGCCAGCGGGGCCTTGAGGCCCTTGGGCTCCTTCAGGACCTTGCTCCCCTTGAGGCCCCTGCTCACCTTGAGGACCAGCGGGCCCTATACCACCTTGGTCACCTTGAGGACCTGTAAGCCCCTGCTCACCTTGAGGACCTTGGAGCCCTTGGAGCCCTTGCTCACCTTGAGGACCGGCGGGCCCTACATCACCTTGGGCCCCTTGCTCACCTTGAGGACCAACAGGGCCTTGAGCGCCACGCATCACATCAGGGATCCCATCTTGATTCGCGTCAACAGGGAGAGATGAAGGACTTTGAGGATCGGTGCCGACCATCGCCTCAACCCAGTCTTGGAAGCCATCCCCGTCGGTGTCTTGATCGAGGGAGAGGCCATCACCGGCGGGGCCGATAGGACCCTGAGGGCCTTGAGGGCCGGTGGCGCCGGGCTCACCTTGGGCGCCGGTGGCGCCGGTGGCCCCTTGGAGCCCTTGAGCGCCTTGGGGACCTTGAGGGCCGACTACGTTCCCAGCGTTCAGCACATTGCTATTGGTTAGAGTGACCTCGAGCTGACCGGAGGCGTTCACGAGGGCGCCTGCTACCCCAACCCCTTGGGCGCCGGTCGTACCAGGCGCCCCTTGGAGACCCTGCAAACCGCGCTCACCGCGGAGCCCTTGTTGACCTTGAGGCCCTTGGGGGCCACGGAGGAGATCGGGGACGCCGTCTTGGTCATCATCGATGGGGAAATCGAGCTCATTATAAGGGTCATAGCCGACCATGGACTCGACCCAGTCTTGGAAGCCGTCCCCATCGGAGTCTTGATCGAGAGAGAGCCCGTCACCGGCGGGCCCGATGGGGCCACGCTCACCTTGAGGACCCGCAGGCCCTTGAGCGCCATCTTGACCGTTGAGCCCGGCGGCGCCCTGGACACCCTGGGGCCCCTGAGGCCCTTGAGGGCCCATAACAGAGCCGGCGTTGAGGACGGCGCTGTTAGTGAGCGTAACCTCGAGCTGACCGGAGGTGTTGACCACGGCGCCGGCGACCCCGACCCCTTGTGGGCCGATCGCGCCGGGGGCGCCCTGCACACCGATGGGACCTTGAGGGCCGGCCTCACCTTGGGGGCCAGCCTCACCTTGGGGGCCACGGACCGCGTCAGGGTGATTGAGCGCTAAGTCATCGGCGAGGTTGGAGCGGAAGACCTCATCGGAGGCGAGCTCGGCGGAGACCTCGGCGGGGGAGGGGCTGAGCCCTTGGGGGCCGGGCTCACCTTGGGGACCTTGAGGCCCGGGCTCACCTTGGGGGCCGGGCTCCCCTTGAGGGCCAGCCTCACCTTGGGGGCCGGGCTCACCCGTAGGACCGGGCTCCCCTTGAGGGCCGGCCTCGCCGGAGCCGGTGCCCTCGATGGGCTCACCGACCCACTGGCCCTCGGCGTTGATCACCTCGCGCTCGCCGATGCTGACGGTGGAGGGGTGGATGTCCTCACCGCTGACATCAGTGGCGTGATCGGCGAGGCTGGCCTGCGTGGCGCGCTCGGCCCACTGGGAGCGGATGGCGGCGCCGACGCGGAGGCGAGGGATCAGCTCATCATCGCCAGAGACCTGAACCGCTAAGAACAGCGGGGCGTCGGGGGCGCGGTCGAGCGGGAGCGGAGCCTCGGGGTTGAGGCCGAGGTTCACATGGAAGTACCCGTCGCTCACCAACACATCAACCAACATCTCCTCCCAGATGACGTTGCCCTCGACGAGCGCGTCATAAAGTCGGAAGGTGATCTGGCGCTCCCCGTTGTAGGGGTTACCTGCGAGATCGGAGAGGTGACCTTGGTAGCCCATCGAGAGGGGCTCAAGGTCGGGCTCTTGGGCGACGCTCGGCGAGGCGCTCAAGAGCAGGGCGCAGGCCGTCATCAAGGCGATTAAGGCGTGGGAGGGACGTCTCATGTGAGCGGCTCCTGTGAGGTGAGGGTCAAGGTGAGGTGAACGCTAAATAAACTAGAAGTTAAGATAGGTTAAGGCATCAAGTTGCCACGCAGGACGTTGCGTGAGCTGCTCGAGAGGTGGGTGCCAGTGTTGAGCGTGCCACGGAGGCGGTAGCGCATGCCGGTGGAGACCCCGCCGGTGTGGGTGAAGCGCTGGCGGGTGAGCACGTGCTGGGGCGCGTTGGGGTTGGGGTCACAGACGTCACCCGCGCCGTCGCCGTCGGTGTCGAGCTGGTCGGCGTTGGGGGTGTCGGGGCAGTTGTCTTGGGCGTCGATCACCGTGTCCATGTCGCGGTCGGGGCCGCACTCGGCCTCATCACAGGCGTCGCCGATCATGTTGCCGTTACAGTCGGCCTGGTCGACGTTAGGCGTGTCGGGGCAGTTGTCCTCATCGTCGATCACCCCGTCCTCATCGCGGTCAGACGGCTCGGGGTCGGGGACACGGCAGTTTGAGGCGCACTCCTCGGTGCTGAGCGCCTCGCCAGGGTCGCAGGTCTCACCAAGCTCGGCGTCGACCTCACCGTTGCCACAGGCCCCGCAGAGGGTGTTGAGCTCGTCGCGGACGCAGCGCATGCCGTTGAAGGTGACGGTGACGTCGGGCGTCTGGGTGGCGTTGGTGAGGGCGCGCAGGCGGGTCACGGCCACCCGGCTCATCGAGCGCTCAGGGCTAAAGAGGACGCTCACCGTGAGGCTCCCGGCGTTGGGGAGTGAGCGGAGGTCGGCGATGGGGGCGCAGTCGCTTGGGCTCGCCCCGGCGCCGTCACAGAGCTGGAAGGGGGAGGCGTCCTCGACACAGGCGCCGTCCCCGTCGACAAGGCAGAGCGAGTCGAAGCGGAGCGGGGCGTGGCCGATGCTCACGAAGGTGACCTCAGCGCGCTGCCACGCGCCCCCGACCGCTTGGTCTAAGACCACCATGTCCCCGGTGGCGCCCGACTCGAGCTCAGGCGTCGTCTGGACCAGCACGTCGGCGTCTGGGTCCTCGGTGGTGATCTCAATCACCCGCTCCCCGTCGTTGCTGGTGAGCGTGATCTGGCCACGGTCGGCTTGGGCGTCGAGCAGGCGCCAGCCCACCCTCAGCTCACGGCTCTCATCTGGGCGAAGGGTCACGCGGCTCTGCCAATCATCAGCGTCGAGCAGCGTCAACTCCATCGTGTCGTCCTCCTCGGTGAGCTCAAGCTCGGTGATCAGCACATCGGCGCTCCCTACGTTGCGGAGCACCACGCTCCCCTCTTGGTAGTCGCCCTCAGTCGGGAGCGCGATCACGAGGCTCGCGGGCTCTATGCTCAAGACTGGGCCCGCGCCTGGCTTGGGGGCTTCACAAGCGGCGAGGCTAAGGAGCGCTGAGGCGGTGAGCAGCGCGAGGCGAGGGTGTCGTGGGGTGTGTACGCTCATAAGTGACCGATCCTATCTTAGGAGGTGCCTCACGCGACGCGCACGCGTATGACTCGCGAGCTGTGTCGTGTTGAGACGCTTTGCGATGTTTAACAGAGGGATCACTTGGCTCGCAAGTGGGATGAGGAGGTTAAGGTATGCAAATGACTGCACTTAGCCTGATGGTGTCCCGCTCAACCCCTGATTAAGCTCTACTCCCACAGAGCCCTCTCCTACAGAGCGCCCAAAGCGTACCTTGACCCCGGGAGTAGACCATGACCCACACCATCACCTGCCCCTCGGGGCTCACTGGCGTCCTCCGAGGCATGAAGGTCCGAGAGGAGCGCGTGTTGGCTGACCGAAGGCTCGCGAAGAGCGGAGGGCAGCTCGACGCGCTCTTGAGCGCTTGTTGGGAGCAGACCTTGGAGACAGGGCCCTATGACTTCGGGGGACAGGAAATCGACTGGGGGCGCGTCTTACAAGGTGACCGCTTCTATGCGCTGCTCCAGCTCCGAGCGCTCACCTATGGACCAGAGTATGCCTTTAGCGTTGGCTGCCAGAACGTGAGCTGCCGAGCGCGCTTTGAGTGGGAGCTGGACCTCAATGAGCTACCGGTGAGGACCCTAAGCCCTGAGAGCCTCGATCGCTTTAGCGGCGGTAACCGATTTGAGACCACCCTCCCCGACGCGGGCGCCAAGGTATGGTTCAAGCTCTTTACCGGCGCTGACGAGCGCAAGCTCCCTCAGCTGAGGCGGAGCGCGGGGGACCGGCTGCTCTCCGCGATGCTTGGGCAGCGCGTTGTAGAGATCGAGGGGGTCTCGCCCAAAGAGAAGCGGCGCTACTTGGAGGAGCTGAGCTTGCGGGACGCGGATCACCTCGTCGATGAGTTTGACCGCGTGGACTGCGGTGTCGACACCGCCCTTGAGGTGGAGTGCCCTGAGTGCTTCACAGTTCAGGAGGTGGAGCTCCCTTTCGATCAGGGTTTCTTCTTGCCGGGGAAGAGCAGGGCGAGCCGACGTCGGGCGCGCGCCAGCTCCTCCCTCAGCTAGCGCTTGAGCAGTGGCGGGAGGGGCTGTTTCAGCTCTGCTGGCGACAGCACGGCGGCTCAGGGCTCAACGTGAGCCTCTCCGAGGCTCTAGAGCTCAGCACCCGCGACCGCGACTGGCTCTTGGAGCGAATCGGACAGCAGCGAGCGCGTGAGGCGCGCGAGATCGAGAAAGCGAGCAAAGGGCGGTGAGACAACATGGCGCTTAACAACCTCGGCCTCGGGTTCGTCTTCACCGCGCGTGACCTCGCCTCGGCCAAGCTCACCCAGCTAGAGCGGCGCTTCTCGAGCCTCGATGAGCGGGTGTCGGCGGGGACAGCGCGCATGTCGTCGGCCTTTAAAGAGCTCGGCGTGGGGCTCGCGACCTTCACTGCGGGCGCGGCGGTGGTGGCGGGGGGCTTGTCGCTCGCTCACGCCGCGGGGCGCTTTGAGCAAGGGGTCGCGTCGGTAGGCGCTGTGACCCGCGCCACAACCGAACAGCTCAATCAGCTGCGTGAGGCGGCGATCTCGGCGGGGATTGAGACGCAGTTCTCACCCGAGGAGGCGGTGGCGGGCTTACAGTCATTGGCGACCGCTGGGCAGACCGCAGCGCAGGCGACCCGCACCCTGATCCCTGTCTTGGACCTCGCGGCGGGCTCACTCGGTCAGCTTGGGGTCGCGCAGTCTGCGGAGGCGGTGGTGGGGACGCTGAACGCTTATGGGCTCGCTGCCGACGAGGCGGCGGGCGTCACCGACAAGCTCCTGCGCGTCACTCAGCTCACGAACTTCCAGACCAGAGACTTTCAGACGGGGCTCGCCAAGGCCGCCGCGGCGGGCTCAGTGTTTGGACAGAGCCTCGATGATGTGCTCATCACGATGGGCCTGCTCCGCAATCGAAACATCGACGCCTCATCCTCCTCGACCGCCTTCCGTGAGTCCGTGCGCCGCTTAGGGTCTGACAGCCGCGCTCAGCAAGCGATCTTGGGCGCTGGTGTGCAGCTCTTTGATCAACAGAGCGGGAAGATGCGCTCAGTAGTGGACGTGATGGTGGACTTCGCTGACGCGACGCGGAGCATGACAGACGAGGAGCGCAACCGACGCGTGGCGGCCGCCTTTGGAGCGCGCGGGCTGCTAGCCTTTAACGCGGTCCTCAACGCCTCGTTCACCACCATGCGCGACGGCCGACAGGTCACGCTCCAGGGCGCAGAGGCGATCGAGGCCCTCCGACACGAGATGTCGAGCGCTGAAGGGACCGCGCAGGGCTTCCGTGACACGCTCCTCGACACCTTCGCCGGCCAGAAGACGCTCTTACAAGGCACGCTCCAGACCTTCGCGGTCGTCTTAGGTGAGCCCTTCGCCGCGGTGTTTAAGCCTCTCGTGAGGTTTGTGGTCGAGGCGCTCAACGCCCTGCTCAGAGCCTTCCAAGTGATCCCTGCGCCCCTTAAACGCCTGTTCGCGGGGCTGATGGTGAGCGTAGGCGCCTTCTTAGCCTTAGTGGGGGGGGTGATCGCGGCGAAGGCTACCCTCGCGCTCCTCGCTGTTGGCCTCCAGGCGCTCGGGCTGACTTTAGGTGGGTTGATCGCCACGCTCTTACCAGCTGTCCTCATGATGTCGGCGCTCGGCCTCGCGGTCGCGGGCTTTGTCGTGGCCTTAAAGAGCAACCTTGGCGGGCTTGGAGACCTCGCGCGGCGGGTGGGGGAGGGCGTGAGCCTGTTCTTTGGAGGGCTCACTCAGCTCTTTAAGCAGGGGGGCTTGAGCGGGGCGGTGCGTGAGGAGCTGAGCCGAGCGGAGCACATGGGGCTGAGGCGCTTCTTGATCTCGACGTGGCAGGTCATCTACCGCCTCGGGCAGCTCTGGGAGGGCTTTAAAGATGGCTTCACGCGCTCGATCGAAGAGGCGCGACCTGTGTTTGATGAGCTCACGAGCGCCTTCGGCTCGCTTCAAGAGGAGCTCGCCGGGCTGTTTGGTGAGCTGATGGGTGGGGTGGGGGTGACCCCCTCTGCTGAATTCAAGAGCTTTGGCGCGATCGTGGGCGCGGCGCTCTCCACGGTCGTGAGGTGGCTCACTCGGCTCCTCATGATCGGGGCGCGGGTGAGCGCGGGGCTCTCGCGGGGCTTTCGCGCTACGCTCGATTACCTGCGTCCCGCCTTCTCTGCGGTCGGCGACACGATCGAGCAGCTGCGCGTCGCTTGGCGTGGGCTTATCGGGACCAGTGACGAGAGCGCCACCGCGGTGAGTCAGTCCGTGAGCGTGTGGCGCTCGCTCGGTGATTTTCTCGGGCAGGTGCTCGGCGGAGCCCTCACGGTGATCACGCTCGCCTTCGCGGGGTTGATTAAGGTGCTCAGCCTCGTGGTAGATGGGGTGCGCTTCGTGAGAGTCGGCTTCGTGAGCGCTGGGGCTTGGATCGGTGAGGTCGCGGGCGCGATCTACCTCTGGTTCACGGAGACGATCCCGAGCGCCATCAGCGGGGCGCTCAGCGCGGTGAGAGGCTTCTTGCAGCCGGTGGTTGAGGTCTTTCATAAGGTAGGGCGAGCGGTGAAGGCGGTCTTTGACAGCATTACTGACACGGTGATCAAGCTGCTGCGTAAGGTCCCAAGCTCTTTGCTCCCCGAGCGCCTAGCGCGGCTCAGCCGACAGCCCCTCTCCACTGAGCTCAGCGCAACAGGCTCCTTTGCCGCGCTGAGCGTCACCCCCGAGCGCTCAAGTCGTGCCGATGACGCAGGCGCCGCCATGCCCGCGCGCTCAGACTCCCTCGCCCGCGCCGCTGAGCTCACCCAGCTCAGGTCTGGGCTCACCAGGCTCGCCCAAGAGCGCGCCCGCGAGCAAGAGCAAGCGCCTCCCTTTCAGGTCAACGTCCAGGTCGATGGAGAGACGATCGCGCGGGCGACCCACAACGCGCACCGAGACAACGCGGGGCGCTCCTTCGCTCCCCTCCCCTCGTACTGACAGCTTCATCTTACCGTAGGAGCACACCTTGAATTTCGACAGCCGCCCCCCTCGCTGCGCCCTCGTCAACGTCGCCACCGGAGAGTCGATCGAGTGCCTGTTTAACCCCACTCAGCTCGCTGAGAGGGTGCAGGTCAACTGGTCGCGGCTCGCGGTGCCAGGGCTCTCTCACCAAGTGCTCCAATATCAAGGCACAGGTAACCGCGCGCTCAGCGGAGTTGAGTTCTATCTCGACCGCACCTTCGCGGCTGAGCAGCCGGGGGACGTTGACATTATGGACTTCCGCGCCTTTTTGCGCGCCCTCACAGTCCCAAGAGCGCTCACCGAGGGGGTGGCCGCGACCGCTCCCCCGAGGGCCTTGCTCATCTGGCCAAGAACGCTCACGGTAGAGGCAGTCTTGACGAGCGTGGAGTTCCATTATCGACAGTTTGGCTTGGATGGGAGCGCCCTGATCTACTCGGCGACGGTCAGCTTTGAGGAGATCTTAGACGTGCGCGTCACCTCCGAGGCGCTGCGAGGGGAGGTCTAAGCAATGCCCCCTAAGCCAAGCTCCCGTCACACCTTCACGCTCGGTCTGAGCGAGGGAGGCGCGCGGTTCCTGAGTGAGCGTGAACCGTACAGCTTTAGGGCGCTCACCGACGCTCGTCGCCACCTGGTGATGCAAGGCGACACGCTCTGGTCCCTCGCCGGTCACTACTTCGCTCCGCTCCCCCGCGCTTGTGGCTTGTGGTGGGTGATCGCTGACTTCCAGCCCGACCCGATCATCGACCCTACGCTCACGCTTGAGCCGGGGCGTCTGCTCTATATCCCCTCCACTCGAGCGCTCACCGACGTCATCCTCTCCGAGCGGCGGAGGCGCTCATGAGCTCGCTGATCGACCGGAGCGCCCCAGGGGTGCGCCTCACCCTCCTCTCTGATGAGCGCGCTCAAGGCGGCGAGCCGCTCAACCTAAGCGATCGGCTCATCTCGTTCACCTTTGAGGACTCCGAGCGGAGGGTCGATCAAGCCTCGCTCCTCCTCGATAACTTCGACCTCTCCCTCTTCGAGCGAGCCGAGCTCGCTGGAGGCTCGACGCTAGAGGTGAGCTGGGGTTATCCGGGTCACATGGCGCCGCCTCGGCGCGTGGTGGTGCGCAAGCTCAAGGGCTTCTCGACGCTCACCGTCGAGGGCCGCGCCACGAGCGTCCTCATGGATCGCGAGGTCAAGACCCGCGTCTTTGAGGGGGTGACTCGCGCCGACGTAGCCCGCGCCGTCGCTCAGGAGCATGGCTTTGAGGGGAGCTTCTTAGACGTCGATGACACCTTCGTGCTCTTTGATGTGATCAACCAAGCCGCGGAGACCGACGCCCGTTTGATGCGTCGGCTCGCGAATCGTGAAGGGTTTGAGTTTTATGTCGATGACGGCGGCTTTCACTTCCATGAGCGACGCCAGAGCGCCGCTCCAACCCACGTCTTCACGTGGTACGCTGACCCTCACCGTGGAGACGTCCTCTCGATCAACGTCGAGAGTGAGCTGAGCCGCCGCGTGGGTCGGGTGACGGTCCGAGGTCGTGATCCGCTGACTCGAAGCACCATTGAGCAGAGCGCCAACAACAGCACGGCCACCCGCGAGACGCTCGCCGAGGTGATTGAGGTCGTCGACCCTGAGACGGGCGTCACGACCTTAGAGTCCCGCAACGCGACCGCCTCCGTCGCGCCCACCACCGCCACCACAAGCGAGCGGGCGAGCCGAGAGGCGCAGTCGCGCTTCCGTCGCGCCGAGCGCGCCACGATCAAGCTCTCTATGCGCGTTGTCGGCGACCCAACGCTCCGCGCCAAGAGCGTCGTCGAGGTGCGCGGGATCTCAGGCCTGCTCTCAGGCAAATATTACGTGACCGACGTTAAGCACGTCCTCTCATCCTCCGGCTACACCTGCGATCTCAAGCTCACCCGCGACGGCAGCGGCCGACGCGCCCGCCAGCTCGCTCAAGCGCAAGCCGGTGATCCAAACCAGAGCGAGGTCGCTAGCCCTGAGGTCTTGACTGAGGTCGAGGTGGTAGACCCCGAGACGGGGAGCACACAGATCGAATATCGACGCCGCTGAGCGCTTAAGGAGCATTATGTACCCAACTTTTGACGATGACAACCGCGCCCAAGACGCACGCCTGTTTGGCATGTATGTGGGGTATGTGACCCACCGCCGCGACCCTGATCAGCTCGGTCGGGTGCGGGTGTGTGTCCCCGGCGTGCTGGAGCCCCACAGCGCGTGGGCGTGGCCCCTCGGGACCGCGGGGGGCGGCGCCAAGGACGTTGGGCTGTTCGCGGTCCCTGAGGTGGGCGCTGAGGTGGCGCTGTTCTTCAATCAGGGGGACGTGGATGCGCCGTATTACCTCTCTGCGCAGTGGGGGAGGCCCGCCGGCGAGAGCGAGGTCCCCGAGGAGGCCCAACTCGATCCCCCCGATAACCGCGTCTGGGCGACGCCCACCTTCCGTATCGAGCTCAACGAGTCTCTCGGCGCGCGCCGTTTAAGGCTGACGAACAAGAAGACGGGTGATCATCTGTTGTTCGACGCCGAAGAGAACACCGTGACCCTTGAGGCCACCACCGCCCTCACCCTCCGCTCTGCGGGCGCTGTGAGCATTGAGGGGCTTCAGGTGACGATTGGTGGACGAGTGGTTCGGCCGGTGGGTGAGGGGATTTGAATGAGGAATATATCCCGTCCCACTCCCATCTCCTCCTAGCTCTACCCACACAGCCCCCTACCCACTCGAGGAGCCTGTGTGATGAGCTTACCGATCTGCATCGAGATACCAGAGCTACCGGACCCGATCAGCATCACGCTGCCGGGGGGCGTCAGCATGGAGTCAATCAACCTGCTTGAGCAGCTCCAGCCTGCGCTCGCGCCGCTCGTGCCGCTCTTTAACATCGTAGACACAGTGGTGGCGCTCTTTAACTGCATCAAGGCGATCCCTGAGGTCATTGGACCTCCACCCGACCCGACCATCCTCGCCGCTTGTATTCCTGAGCTCGCGGAGAAGGTCAACGCGCTCCTCAAGCTCATCCCTCAGCTCTCGCTCCCTTACACCATCCTCGGGGCGATTGACCTCGTGATTGACACCCTTCGCCAAGTGCGCAGCCAGCTCCTACACCTCCAACAGCAAACAGCGCAGATCACTGGAGCGATCGACCGCGCTACAGAGCTAGAGGACGCGGGGCTCATGGCGATCACCCAGTGCGCACAACACAACATTGAGCGAGAGGCGGCGAACGTGGGGAAGGGCCTCGCCTCCCTCGGGAAGCTCATCGGGTTACTGAACCTCTTCCTTGGCATGATCGGTGGGCCTGAGCTCCCTGAGCTCTCTGACCTCGCGGGTCGACCGCTCGATGAGGCGCTCGAGCCGCTCGACGCCCTCATTGAGACGCTCCAGAGCGCCCGCGAGGCGATCCCGGTGCCTTGAGAGGTCGTGATGAGTGAGCTACATGGACTGTTGACCCCCTTTCGACGTGACCGCAAACGTGACTTCGCCTCAGGGAGCGGGGCGGAGCTGCTGCGCGCTAAGGTCCTCCAGGCGCTGATGACTGAGGGCGTGACCTCGCGCTCCTCTGGTGAGCTCCCTTGGCGGACCAGCTTTGGAGCGGGGCTCCACTTGTTGAGACATCAGCGGAGCGACTCGATCTTGAGTGAGCTGGCGAGGGTGTATGTGCGCGACGCCCTCACTCGGTGGGTCCCGACCGCACAGCTCGTCAGCTTGGTGGTCGACCGGGAGGACACAGCGCTGATCTTGAAGCTGAGGGTCCGCGAGCGCAGCAGCGGAGAAGAGGTGAACGTGCGCGCCTCAAGCTCAATCGGCGGGGAGGTGAGCGCATGAGCGTGCTCCCGAGCTCGGTGGACTACACCGATAAGGACTTCGACGCCCTCCGAGCGAGGCTCATCTCGCTCGTGCAGAGCGTGTTCCCCGACTGGACAGACTTCGAGGTGGCGAGCTTCGGCAACCTGCTCATCGAGCTCTACGCCTTTGTAGGTGACACGCTCACCTTCTACCAAGACAACCTCGCCCGTGAGTCGCGGCTCGTGACCGCGACTCAGCGCAAGAACGTCATGGCCCTCGCTCAGCTGCTCGGCTATCGACTTCAAGGAGCGACGGCGGCCACCGCCGAGGTGGAGCTCAAGCTCTCACGCTCACCCAGCGCGGACGTGCTCATCCCTGCCGGGGCGAGGCTACGCACCCAAGAGGTGACTGAGCCTGTGCGCTTTCAGCTACTTAGCGACGCGGTGATCTCTGCTAAGCGAGAACCTCCGAGCGTGATCGCGATCGCTGAACACTCACAGGCTCACACCCAGCGCGCCGAGGCTCGAGGGCTTCAAAACTTTGAGCTGACCCTCAGCCAAGCCCCTTACCTCGATGGGTCCGCGGTCGTGAGCACCGCGACTGGCAGCTACTTAGAGGTGGAGAGCTTCCTCAACTCAGGGCCTAACGACCGCCACTTTATCACGAGGGTTGATCAGGTTGATCGCGTTACGATTCGCTTTGGTGATGGGCGCAACGGCGCGCCCCCAACGGGGACCGTCACGGTCCTGTATAAGACCGGGGGTGGGAGCAACGGGAACATCGACGCGGGGCGGCTCGTGGTCATTGAGGGGAGCTTCGTAGACGCGCGCGGTCAACCTGTGCAGCTCTCCGTGACCAACCCCACGCCCGCCTCAGGGGGCACAGACCGCCAGAGCGTCGCCTCTGCGCGGCTCTTAGCCCCCGAGAGCCTGCGCGCGATGACCCGCTCGGTGGCCCGTGAGGACTTTGAGATCAACGCGAGACGACTGCAGGGCGTCGCCCGAGCCCTGATGCTCACCTCTAATGAAGACCCGACGATCGACGAGAACGCGGGCGTGCTCCACATCATCCCCCAAGGCGGAGGCTCACCCACCCCCGCGCTCAAGCGCCTCGCGCTTAAGCAGGTCACGGAGGTCTATCCCTGCACCCTGACCTTCCAAGTGAGCGTGCTCGACCCTGTGTATAAGCGGCTCGATGTCGCGGCGCGTGTGTTTCTTCGCGCGGGCACCTCTGCGACCCTGATCAGGAGCAGGGTTGAGCAGAACCTGAGCGACTACTTTCGGGTGAGCCTGCCGGATGGGACGCCAAACCCGCGCGTAGACTTTGGCTTTAACCTTCAAGACGCGACAGGGCAATACAGCGGAGAGGTGGCGTGGTCTGATGTGTTTAACGTCATCCGTGACACTGAGGGGGTGCGTAAAGTGGGTGACGCGCCAGGCGACCTGACCATCAACGGCCTACCCGCCGACGTCAAGCTGAGGCCACAAGAGTTCCCGACCTTGGGCGCGATCTCGCTCATCAACGGCGACACCGGAGCCTCGCTCTGATGGTGACCCTAAACCCGAGCTTTGAAGACGCCGGTCAGCTCCCCGGCGAGGCCGAACACTGGACGCTCGTCACCGTGACGAGCCGCGAGGAGCTCGCCGGCTTTGGTGTTGATCCTACGCGCGCATGGGAGGGCTTTGAGCGCTGGTTTGAGCGTTGGAGCGCCTTTGAGGAGGTGACCGCGGTGCGCGCGTCCTTCGACCCTGCGCCGGAGGGGGTAGAGGACTTCGAGGAGGGCTGGGCCAATGACCTCATCTTCGAGGAGTGGTCCGGCGCTCAGCTCGTGGTAGCCCCTCTTGGTGTGGGTGAGATCGACGGCTTTGAGACAGGGTGGGCCAACGACCATTACGCGACCGCTTGGGAGGGGGTCGCTCGCGTGGTTGGGGCCTTTGATGGGGAGCAGCGCGAAGATTTTGAGGACCAGTGGGGAGGGAATGAGGGCTACCTGTGGAGCTGGGGCGCTGTTGGGAGCGCCGCGGCTCCGCTTGAAGACTTTGAGGGCGCTTGGGAGAGCGCCCACACAATCTAAGATAAGGAGAGCGACATGGCGAGCGCAGATTGGACCTTCTTGAATGACGGCCTCGACATCGCGACGATGGACCGAGGCGTGACCTCGGGCGTCGCTCGACCGCCCGGTGGAGGGAGCTTCCTCTACGCCTTTAACTCCCTCGTCGCGGTAGAGGGCACCGTCGCGCTGTTCGCTAACCTGCAAGACTTCGCGCCGATGAGCAAAGGTGGGTCGATCCGAGGCTGTGTGCAGCGAGGCTTGGGAGGCGGGAGCACAGGGTTCTCGCCCTTCCTCTACCTCTGCTGCCAAGGGAATTCGGTCAACGATCAAGCCTACCTGCTCGGGCTGAGCGACGATGAGCCCCATCGGGTCGTGCTCAGGAAGGGCGCCGTGACCTCGGGGCTCCCCGACGCAGACGGGTCAGGCGTGCTGCTGAAGTCGAGCGAGAGCTTCACTCAGGCGACCTGGCTACACCTGCGCCTTGACGTGATCGTGAACGACAACGGTGACGTGATCCTCAAGGCGCTCCGCAACGACCTGAGCCAGCGCCCGCTCGGCGCAGCCCCTGACTGGCAGCCGATCCCAGGCATGGTGGAGTTTATCGACGATCACCTCGGCATTAATAGCGGCAGCCAGCCGCTCACCTCAGGGCGTGGGGGCTTTGGGTTCTCGGTGCGCGACGTGACCCGCCGAGGCTACTTTGACCACCTTGAGCTCTATCGGCAGGTCTAAGCGTGCGCGTCACGGCCTTTAACGCCCGGCTTGGCTCGTCACAAGGTCGGCTCAACGCGCTTGAGCAGACAGGGAGCGCCGCGCCTCTCGGTGAGTATGTGTTTGTGCTGGGCGACCTAGAGCTCGGTCACCTTCATGAGCTCGCTCACGGTGACTACGCCGAGGTACAGCAAGCGGTAGACCTCACCAGCGCTCACCTCGTGCGCGCCCAGCTCCGCTTGCGGGTACCCGAGAGCACGCCGAGTGGGTGGCGTTGGGTGGTGAGCGTCTGCGTGGACGGCGTCCCCCTCGCTCAAGCGAGCTGTCAGGGGGGGCGCGAGCGAGCGCTGACGGACCTCGCCGCTAACGTCTCCAAGCTCGTGGGCACACACACGGTCTCGCTCCGATTAAGCGTTGAAGGGGGGTGAGTATGGCGACGCTTGAGCTCCCAGCGCTGATCGTAGACGCGGTCACGACCCTCACCACCGCTGAGCGGCCGCTCCTCATGAACCGCGACCCCGGACCTGATGAGCGGGCGGTGCCGATCGACACGCTCATCTCTTTGGAGCTCACTGACACAGGAGAGAGCGGGGTGGCGCGGGCCTCGACGCGAGCTTGGGTCAATGGGGCGCTCGCCTTTGATGGGCGCTCCGCTGTGGAGCTTCAGCCTGGCTTTGATGGCCCTCAAGCGACTGTCAGCTCAAGCTCAGACACGCTCCGCGTCACCCTCCACCCCACGAGCTTCTTCGCGAGCGAGTCTCGCGTCACGGTTCGGGTTGTGTCTGCGGTGGTCGGCGCAGAGCAGTTAATGGACACGAGCTACAGCTTCACCATCGAGGATCAGACCGCCCCTCAGCTCGTCGCCGGACAAGCGACAGGGCAGCGCGCCCTCTCGCTCAGCTTCAGTGAGCCGGTGGAGCTGAGTGACCCGAGCGACCTGAGCGAGATAAGGCTCTCGCCGCTCGACCGACCCGCTGTCCCGGTCTCAGTCATCGACGCGCAGGTAGACGGCGCGCTCATCCAGCTCACCCTCAACACCGAGATGACCCCCGACGCGCGCTATGAGCTCACGGTCAGCGGGGTTCAAGACCGATCCGGCAACCAGATCACGCCCCCGCTCAATCGCGTCGCGCTCTCAGGCTTCAGGCCCCCTCGACCCGAGTCGCGCCGCTTTGACCTTTGGTCAATGCTCCCGAAGCATAACCGACGTGAGGACGTGACAGGAGACCTGAGCCGCTTCATCGCCTGCCTGCAAGAGGTGACCGACCTGCTCTTAGTTGAGCTCGACCGCTTCCCTGAGCTCTTTGATCTCGAGCGGGCACCTGAGCGCTTTTTAGATCTGATCCTCTCGGATCTAGGCAACCCCTTCCCCTTCCTCCTCGACCCGCTCGGCAAGCGCCGCCTCGCCTCGGTCTTAGTGGAGATGTACCGCCAGAAAGGGACCGCGCGGGGGATCATGAACGCCGTTCGCTTCTTCATTGGTGTTGAGCTGCAGGCGGTGACCTCATATGGTGGCGAGGCGCTCGTCTTGGGTGAGTCGCTGCTCGGCGAGGGGTGGGCGCTCGGCCCCTCTGATCGCTTCGCGCGTTACGCCTTTGACGTGGTGGTGAACGTGCCGCTCACCGACACCGAGCGGCGTCAGCTGCGCGCTCTTGTGGAGTACCTGAAGCCAGCGCACACCCACTTTGTCGACCTCATTGAGCCGGCGCCGGCCGCTTCTGTTGACCATTGGGAGCTTGGGGTGAGCGAGCTTGGGGTGAGCGCGGACCTTCATTAATACGAGGTTGATGACTGTATTGACGACTGTATTGACGGCTAAATTGCCACCCGCTCACCTCACCTGTCCCACCCACACTCAAACCTAGCTCTACCCCTCTGGGATGTCCCCGTGACGACACTCAGAGGAGCGCAGGTCGATGGCTGATCGAGTCGATTTCTACTTTAGGCAGCGCGTGACAGAGGCGGAGCTAGACCTCGCGTGCGAGCTGCTTGAGCAGGCCGACCGAGACCTGGCCTCGGACGTTGGGCTCTTTGGGATCGTCACGGGGGCGATACCCGCCAAACATCAGCCTGTCCCTGACCTCAGCGTAGACCTAAGCTCACCAACCCGCGCTTATGATCGGCTCGGGCGACGCGTCGCCTTCGGGACAGATCAGACCGTGGACTGCTCGGTTGACCTCGTGGGGATCCCGACCTCGGTCAACAGCGCTGGCAACGAGCGTTGGCTCGGGGTCTTCCTCCGCTTTGAGCGCCAGCTCTCAGATCCGCGGACAGACGGGAACGCCCAGCAGGTCTATTTTCGGCGTGATGAGTCCTTTGAGCTCGTGGTCCGGCAGGCGCCCGAGGCCCCGATCGGGTCAGCGAGCAAGGTCGCGCTCCAACAAGATGAGCTCCTGGTCTGTGACCTGCGCCTCGTGCATGGCCAAGCTCAGATCCTTGACGAGGACCTAGAGCTCAGCAGGCGGCAGGCGTTTATCTTCGCTGAGGCAGACTCTATCGCGGTCGTGCGTGGCGCCTGGAGCACCTTACAGCCTCTCTTGGGGACCGTTCAGTCCTCCTTAGATGAGGTGGACGCCGAGCTCTCAGCGCACTTCTCTGGCGCAGGTCGCCGCCACCCAGCGAGCGACGTCGACCTAGCGCCTCACTCCTTCCTCTCATCGAACACGGTCCAGGCCGCTCTGCATGAGCTGCTCGATCGGCTCACCTCGACAGCGGTGGATGACCCTGGCGCGAAGCGGATCGGGGCGGACGCGGTCGTGGGGACCCCACACGCCCTCAGCCCAAGCACCATCGACCACCAGCTCTCACAGCTCCTCGGCTGGCTGAACCAACACCTCGGCGCCCTCACAGGCGCCCATAAGGCGAGCAGCATCGCCGCGCAACCCCACAACCACCTCAGCGCCACCAACGTCCAAGCTCAGCTCCAAGAGCTCGTGGCGAGCTTAAGCGCCACGGTCGCCGCGCGAGGGGCGAGCTTAATCGGGAGCGCCGAGCTCGCCGGGGAGCCACGCTCACTCGGCGCAAACACCGTCCAAGGGCAGCTCAGCGCGCTGCTCGCTCTGCTCAACAGCCATCTCATCGGGGGCGACCATGACGGCCGCTACTACAACGTGGGTGAGCAGGTCGAGGACGCCGACACCCTCGACGGTCAACACGCCTCCGACTTCGCGCTCGCCGGACATGACCACGATGAGCGCTACATGCGGCGCACCTTCCTCAACTCCAGCGTGTTCGCGGTCAACCAAGTGAAGCTCGTGACCACGCTCACCGAGCGCCCTGACCTCATCACCGTCTCTTACAACTACCTCAGCGATGGGGTCCCTCAGGCCACGACCTATGTGCGCGGGACCCTCAGCGGCGACATCCGCGCCTGGGTGACCAAGCGCTCAGCGGGTGGTGACAAGGACTATGAGGTCACCGTCCAAAACCTCACCGGCAACGAGCTCTACATCAGCGTCGCCGCCTATCGAGTAGGCTTATGAGCACAACCACATCCGGCGCGGCTCCGCGCGAGTCCCTCTCTCAGCGCATCAGCGCCCTAGAGGTCGGCGAGGCTAAGGCCTACGCCACCTTCATCACCTCAGGCGACCCAGACAGCCCGCTCCCCTGCTGGGGGGCGATCGCGCAGCGCTTTGAGCAGAGCTTCAGCAAGGACGAGGAGCGGATCGCCATCCTTGACCAGCTCATCGCTGAGGGCGACCGGCGCCCGCTCTACCTCTTCTTGGAGACGAGCCGGCAGCGCCCACGGGTGATGGTCGAGCTCTGTCAGCGAGCTAAGGAGTTACCTGTCAGCGTACAGCGCAACCTCGTAGCGATGCCCGAGGCCGAGCCTTATGTCCCGATCGTCATCGATCAGCTTGACCGCTCCGCGCTCACCGTATGGGTGGGGAGCCCTGAGCTTAAGCGCCGCGAGCGAGAGCTCTTAGCGGGGCGGGTCGGAACCTTGATGGCCTTTCAGTACTTCGTCCCCGACAACTTCCAGCCCAGCGAAGAGCTTGAGCAGAAGACAGCTCAACAGGCTACCCAACAAGCTGGGCAGACAGCAGGAGGGTCTTAAATGAGCTGCGAGCACCACACCCTCATCGTGGCTGGGGAGCGCCTCCCGCCTCCCGCGGGGCTCAGCCTGACCAACTTCTTGAGCGATGACGTACACCACTTCGAGGGCAGAGCTCGCTCCGTGAGCGCGGTCAATGAGCTCATCATTCATGAGTCCGTGACCCGCTCAACGCAGAGCACGATCTCCGTTCTTAAGCGCCGCGCCCTCGGGGTCCACCTCATCATCGCCCCCGATGGACACGTGACTCAGCACGCCGACCTCGCCACCGCGCGCCTCGCTCACGCGGGGGGGCACAACGGCCCTTCAGTCGGCTTAGAGGTCGTGACTCCGTATTATCCAAGCCTGCTGCGTAAGCACTCCCCGTGGCGTCGCGTCATCGACGCGCCTTGGGCGCACAAGCGACGCTACGTCCTCCCGACCCCCGAGCAGGCCGAGGCGACCTCCCTGCTCATCGGGTGGCTGACAAAGCAAAACAGCTCAGCGCTCAACATCCCTCGGGACTGGATCGGGCGGCGTCGCGAGCGAGGGCGGGAGCGTCTCAGCTTAGGGCGAGTTAAGGGCGCCGATGAGCGGAGGCCTGGTGTCTATGCCCATCACTACTTTGGTCACGCCGACGGCGCGTGGCTCGCTCTCTACGCGTGGCTCCGCCTAGAGTCCGGGCTCCCGCCGTGCGTCGCGTATGAGGAGGCGGTCACCCGCGCGACGGGCGCGCGTCGAAGCGTCGACATCTCAGACCTGATCGGGTCTGAGCCCACAGTGTAAGAGAGGTCATCATGGAACAGGTGAGCGACATCGCGACATTCTTAGAAGCCACCGGCCCCTACGGGATCGTGGCGATCCTCGGCTGGGCGTTTTGGAAGGTCAATCAGCAGAAAGACGCCGTCCTGCGTGAGCTTTATGAGCGCGTAGCCGAGATGGGGCGCACCCAGACCGAGGCCATGGTCAAGGTCGAGGCAGCCCTGCTCGCGCTCAAAGGGGCGATCGAGGAGCTCCGTGAACATCAGGCGAAGCAGGTAGATCGGCGAGATGTTTAAACAAGTACAAGATCATGAAAAACAATAGCTTTATTACTTAAACAATCACTTGATCTGTCTCTCACGTAGAGCGTGTATGTCGTCACAACCACCGGGCGAAGCCCAAGAGGAGTGAGACGACATGAGAATCATAGGTAAAACAACAACTTACCAAGGCAAAGAGCACCGCTCAATTACGGGCAGGACGGTGCGGATCATCGCGGTTCTCAAGGGGGCTGCGACCCAAAACCACAACCCAGACGCCGATGACGCCTACCTCAACTCCGATGAGGCGATCGTCGCCGCTGGGGGCGTGAGCGCAGATGACCGAGTGGAGGTTCTGGTCTGGGGCGAGGCGCAACAGCGCTTCAGCTTCGTCTCAATGGACCCGCTCGCCACCGACCTCGCCTGCTTTGCCCACCTAGCTCGCTGAGCCCGATCTACACGCATCCACCTACACACAAGGAGACAGTGATGAATGCACTTCAACGTCAAGCCCTGCTCGATGAGCTCAAAGGTCTTCGCCTGCCCGAGCTTCAAGCTCGCTTTCACGAACACACCGGCAAGGAGACTCGCTGCCCAAACAAGACCTACCTCCTGCGCCGGATTAGAGAGGCGCTTGAGGTGCTCGAGGTGAGCCCTGAGCCTGAGGTGAGCCTTGAGCCTGAAGTGAGCCCTGAGCCTCCCACTCGCTTGCGTGACCTCAGCGTCGATCAGCTCCGCGCTCGCTATGTCGAGCTCATCGGTCGTGAGACTCAAAGCCACGATCGGCGTTACCTGATGTGGAAGCTCCGTCAAGCTGAGCAGGGGCGTGTGCCCACCGGGCCCGCCGCTCATCGCGGAGCCAGCTCTACCCCGGTTGAGCATAAGGTGCTCCCTTTACGGATGCCGGTCGCCACGGTGGAGGCTCTAGACGAGGTGTGGCAGCGCCAAGGGCTCAAGAGCCGGATGGAGCTCTTTCGGGTGGCCTTGGGCCACTACCTCGCGAGCTGCGATGAGGGTGAGGTGGCTCGGTTGGTGAGGGGGTGAGGTTTGTTGATCAGATTTTGAGCAGATCGATGC